TCATTTATAAAATTAGAATCAAAGACGTAACCACAACCATATCTTCCCTGAACTGGTATTTTCCAAATCCACCCATACTTCATTGCAATTGCATCAGTCTGAGGTGATACGTTATCATCATGTTCAATAAAAAATGGTAAGGCTGTATTCATTGGTAAATGTTTGTTATAAGAAATCCATTCTGTTTGAAAATGTTTGCCAATCAATAATCTTGCAAACCCAGAACAATCAAATACAAAATCACAGTCAATTTGTTTGTTATTTTTCAATTGTATTTGTTTTATATTTCCACAATCATCTGCTACAACTGATTTTAATTCTCCTTCTACTCTAATAATTCCTCGTTCCTCAGCAATTTTTCTAAAGTATTGTGCTAACAATCTAGCATCAAAATGCAAAGCATATATGCAATGATAATTAAAATTTGAAATTGGATTTCTGTTGTCTGAAACAACGTCTTTAAAAGAAAATCCAACTTTTTCTAAACTAGAAGTTTTTTTTGCAAAACTTAAGGTATCAATTTGATTATTGTTTATTATTGCGTTTTCAATTAATATATCGTTCCATTCTGATATTTGACCAATTGGTCCAAAAGAATGAAAGTATTTTTTATTATCGCCATTCCAATTTTCAAAATTAATTCCACTTTTAATTGTTGCTTTGCAATTCTTAATTAGATCTGATACGGGTATATTAACCCTATCGAGGAAATCAATAAACTGTGGAGTAGTGCCTTCTCCTGCTCCTAAAATTCCAATAGATTCGCTCTCAATTACAGTTATGCTATTAAATGGGTGATACGCTTGAGTCAAAAGAGCCGTGATCCATCCAGCACTTCCACCCCCTAAAATTGCAATGTTCATATTTTTTTCTCAACAATTAATTATTTGTAACATGGATTATTTACACACGCAATCATGAAGGCTGCTAAAGATGTGACTCTGAGCCCAAAGACTGAAATAGCTGGCAAGTTCTACCTTAAAAACGGTGCGGAAATATTTAGAGAAAACCCCGACTCAGTGAACTATCTGTACAGATAGTTATTGGCGCTGAGTTGGGGTATACAGTTGCACGAATCCCAACCAAGACTCACCGGTTCTAGCAGACATTTTGGCCGCTGTTTGATCGGCCATGTCTTGTGCCAATCTTCGTTGATTGAGTGCAAAACGTGTGCCAGTAAGATCCTGTGTTTTAACAGTTTGCCCGGTGACTGTGCTTCGGGCCATAGGTAGTAGATATTGTTCTTTCATGCAGTTATTTATCGTGGTTAAATATTTCTTGACCATAAAGCAGCAATCTGTTATAGTTAAGTATAAATGAGTAAAATTATGAATCATAAAGGAAAGGTATTGTTTATCGGTGACAGCCACTGTCACGGGTATTGGTACGACAAATCAGTTGATAAAGTATGGTTGTGGTCCGAGAACAACTACTCTACAATATATGCCTGTCACTTGGCCAGTAGTCAGTGTTATGTGTATTCTCAAGGCGGTGCTCCAAACAGAAAATATGTAAGATGGATTCGTCATATGTTAGAACAACATAAGGATATTTCCGCAGTTTCTCTGCAGGGCACATACTGGGATAGATGGGTAATGGGCTGTAACCTCGCCGAAGACGGCACGTCGGGCTTCGGATTTCCTAACCTGCCCTTGGAGTATTTTACAAAACAGTTCTTGAAGTCTGACAAGTTTATTCTCTACGAGGACAACAAAACTATTGATGGAAAGATTGTAGAGTGGAATGAAAAGCCTCATTGGATAGAAAAAATCAAACCTTACAAAGACAACTATCCAGTCAGCGGCGCAACTCCTTGGCAAGGATACGAACGTAATTATATGCAGATTAAACTCTTTAACGATCTGCTAACGCATATTACCAACGAAGACTATCACAAAGACATTGCTTTGATCGATGCAATGTGTGCAGAACGAGATATACCAGTGTACCTATGGAGGATTAATGCAAGGGTACATCTTCCGCTGACCAACAAGTTTAGAGATCTACAGGCAATTAAAATTATGGAAACACCGGCAGAACTGTGGATCAACCAACAGCTAGGTGTTGATATCGAGCATATGAAAGTTGACGAAGAACATTATAGTCTCGAAGCGCACAAGCTAATTGCTCACCACTTCATACCTCACCTGCTAGGTCAATAAGGATCAGTTAGAAAAGTGCTGTTCACGGATATGATCAGCAAAATTTATATGATGTTGAACACTGGGGTGATGGTCATCACCTGCTGTGGGTATGCTAGGATCATGTATCACTTGACAGCTGAGATGATCTACATCAAGGTTATACCAAGTGTTTGGATCGGGAATCACCCAGGGTGCTTGCAATGATGGATCCAGATTAGATCTAGCTGCCTCAAGCTGTGTCAAATATGTTTCAGGCTCCACACTGAGATGTATGACTCGGGCACCACGTGCCTGGAGGAATCCGTCACACATGGTCTGTAACAGTAGACTGTTGTGGTATCTATCGTAGATGCCCATGGGATCAAATGTGTATCTTGAACTATTGTGTATGTAGGTATAGATGCGTTCATCCATGTCCGGGTGGCTGCGATCTGAAACGCTGAGTCCAAACAACTTGTTGAATCCCGGTTTTACATATGTGCGCCAAAAACCAGTGTCCACAAGGTGTGTGAGTGGCACTGCTGTTCTAGCGGGCCATTGCAGACTCACACGGCTGAGATAGGTCCACATCACAATCACTAGATCACCTGATTCAATGCTGGGAGCTGCCACAGCGCACTGGCGAGCAATCTGCTGAAAACATGCGCCACGACGAGCATGATTTTGAACAGGAATACCCAATCGATCAGCCAGTAACTGAGGCCAGGCATATTGACTAGGTGCAAGTATATGCTCATCTGACCAATGCGCAGCTCGTCCCAAAGCAGCCAGTTCGTGAGCATTGGGTGGAGCTCGTACCACGTCCGGAAGTGCGTGTCCTTGTGTTATAGAACAGCCAAAGGTGTGTAGTGTTTTCATGTTGAGCATCCTCAGTTTTTGTAGTGTACAATGCTAGAGTATATATCAAATGCAATCATATTTGATTCAAGAAAGCGAACGATCTGTGATCATAAGTATGTAATGCTTGAACTGTTGACCACTACTGGAGAATACCATTGTACTGTTACCATCAAGGGCCCCGTGGGCGTTATTGAGATTCACGATCTAGTATGGTGTCCCCCCAATAGACAAGACTTATTGGAGATCTACTACTGGGAAAGTTGGGCTGTGCTCAACGGTGCTTATCACTGCTGTTTTTCAATTCCGGGTAAGGTAGTATTGTTGAAAGCGTAAAACCCAAGGAAATGAATGTGCTAGGCACATGACAAACCACATGGCTGGCATACTCCAATCCGACCCACAATGTGAGCTGGGAGCAAGTAGGCTGTATATGAACCCTAGAAAGAACAAGGGTGCTGGTGCAAGATTAAGAAAAGAGTATAATATTCGCATCGAGTATTTACCTAGCGTGATTAGGTCGGAGCCAGAGTCTGAGAGCGCGAAGCGCACCGCGCAAAAAGCAGATTTTCAGTGGGTTATCAGAGTAGTTAATTCTGCACACGATCTGGCCGCACTCTTGTTCAATCGTGCTCGATCTAGTGTGCTAGTACTGTGGAACCGAAATGGGTCTAGTGTGATAAAAAAATCCTGCGCAAATTTTTTTGATCTGGGATTTATACTGCGCCTCTCAGTATGCTCATGGTGATTTCAGTGTCCGCTAGACGATATACATTGTAGCACTCCCGTCTGATCAGCTTTTGATTGGGCTTTGATCTACGACCACCTGCTGTGCTGTTAAGTGGCTGTAGCTGTACGCCATTTGAGGCATCATAGCATTTAACAACTCTAGCTAGGATAAGTCTATTGTGCTCAGTGACTAGACAGTGGTCTCCAGGATTAAGATGGGCACCTGCAATGTCTCTGTGATGTAGTGAGTGATTCATAGTATAGTTTGTGTACCAAATGGGTCTACAGGGATAAAAAATAGGCTGCGTAAAAAATTAGGGTGGAGTACTTTTGCTTTTGAGGTGGTGATTTGCTACCACTAGTACAATAGTAGTAGTATAGTATACACTATAACCTATACCCCTCACCACCTGTCACCGACCACCAACCTACCCCTCACCTTCATCCTCTCACCAAGTCGAAGATTGAATTCTGAAGGCGATGGACATCATCATGAGGCACATAGAAGTCTGTACGGGGATCCCAGTACTCACCTGCCTTAGGATCATAGTACAGAACCTGTCCGTTAGGGTAGTGAAAAGGGCCTTCTAGTCCCTTGCGCGGCCCGTACTCTTGGTTGTGTTTGAATACTGTGTAGCTCATACTGGCTCCTTAGCTTGAGCCTGTTGCTGTTTAACAGCGTCTTGCATAGCACGGATAAAGCCCTGCTGTTCACGCTTGCTCATTACAGCCAGCATCTGTACAGCCATACTCTCTAGGTAGCCTGCGGCATAAGCGTGACCGCCATAGTTGTTGTAGGCAGCTTCTGTGAACCTGCGCAGTGTCTGCTTGAACTCTACTTGTTGGTCTGTATGAAACATATGTGCTCCTTTGTTTGTATGTGTTTATTATACTGTCTTTTGGATAACTTGTCAACCAATCACTTACCGCCTGGACGCACAGAACTAGCACGGTTACCGCAACGGCTACCATCACTAGCACGATCGCTAGGAAGAACACAGCCAACATTGGCACCACCCTTAAGAGCCGCTGCCAGTACAACCACTACCGCTGTACCTACCAATACCTTGCAGGTCATGCTGGAGCAAAATGCTTCGTCAGCCTGTGCCTTGTTGTTGGCAGCAAATCGTGCTTTGAATTCAGCCACGGGTTCCATAGTCAACTTGGCAGCTTGATCACAGCCATTGCCAGCTGACCAGTAGCCCACATAACCGTCTTTGACAAAGTAGGCTTGACCTTGGTGATCATAGCGTGTCAAGCCCAGCTGTTTGGTCTGTGTGTGGAAGCCTGTAAACACAGCCTGGCAATCTTGTGCTGTCTTGAACTCCATGTGTTCTTGAGCTGCCTGGGCTGTGAATGCTGTGAACGCTAAAATTACAGTGCTAATCAGTCTAATCATTTTGGCTACCTTTTTGCTTGCTATGTGTCTATTATAGCAAAGGATAGCCAATCAGTCAACCAAGTTGAGTGTTGCAAAACTGCCACATCTTGAGTGCTTCACCTTTGAGGCCCAGTAGGATGCCTTCATAGTCTCTGTATGAGCAACAGGCCCACATCCTACTTGGCTGATAGGTCCATCCATCGTACTGGCGTTCTGTATTGTGCTGGGTCACTATGCGCCGGGCAGTGGCAGCCTTCTTGTAGTACTTCTCCATATGCCCTGTGCGCTCATCGTATACTACCCAACCCATTTAGACCCAGCTTTCCACGTGTAGCACAGGCTTCTTCATAACACGTTTCACAAAGTCCTCAGGCTCATCGTCAGCAAGTACCAACATGTATCCCATGCTTTCTACCAAATCTGCTTCTTTAACTTCCAAGTCCAGACCTGCTGCCTCAAATGCAATGTTCATCTTTGTGAGCGCATACTTGACGCCTGCGGCAAAGGCCTCGTACTCGCCTGCACCTGTGTCTTCAAAGTCGAATTCTGACTCCATAATGTGGGCGTAGTCTTGTCCATCTGCTACGATGAACTTGCCAATCTTCTTCCAGTTTGCCTGCTTCTCACTGTCAAAGTGGTCACAGCATTCGTTAATGTCGAATGAGCGGAATGCGTCATAATTTACTTTGGCCATTTTGTGTTCCCTAGTGTGTTTGTATGTGTCTATTATACTGTCAAACGATAACCCAGTCAACCGCTGGGTTATTGGCCGATTACAACGAGATCGCCGTAGTCGTTAATGTCTGAAGCCTCAACGGCATCTTGGTACTCTTGGTTCATGGCCATATCTACACGAGCGTTCTGGTTAGGAATGGCTTGCAAGAGTTGGATCAGTTGTGCTACGGTAAGTTGATTAGTCATTGTGTGCTCCTTTGTGTCTGTATGTATCTATTATATGTTCTTTTGGGCTAGGTGTCAACCAGTTAGAAAAGAATTAAAGGAACCATTGTCAACTCTCTGTCTCTACCCGTAAGCGCATCTCTCACAGGCCGTGCCGGTCATTACTTCCTACCGTATCCGTCAACCTCAGCTTTCGCCTTGCCTTCTTGGACTGTAAGATTGCGTAGGTGCCCCTTCGCTTCTCTCTTTACAGTCCCTAACGGTGTAGGTAACCTCTAACTCTTTTCTAACTGTTCTGCTTAGACCGAGTCTCTAAACTCGCTTCGTATCCTTTAGTTACAACCCTGCTTGCATTTCTGCTGGGTTCTTACATTTGAGGATCGCCTTGCTTTTTGTTTCTTCTTGTATCTATTATATGTTCAATTTGCCAATCAGTCAACCAAACAAATAATAACCCTTTAACCTGTCAGTGTATTAGATCTTTGTAAGAATCCATACCTTAACTGCAAAAACAACTGCTACTACTAGAACTGTTACAATAATTTGTGTATCTGTCATCGTGTGTTCCTTTTGTGTCTGTATGTATCTATTATACGATCATTAGTCCAATCCGTCAACCACTAGGATAGCAATACCCATAATGATTACAGGGATAAACACTATGATTAGGTTTACAATAGCCTGTTCAATTACCATGCCAACTCCTTAGAACCATAACGGATCTTGCCCTCGTAAGCCAACTGGCTCTGCTCAAACTCTGTGAGCGCATCGTCAGCCACGATAGTCCAGTCAATGATTGTTTCGCGGAAAGCGTAGTTGTCGCACTCGATCTGACCACGCACACCCATCACGGTCTCTGTGACCTTGTTGACGTTGATGTTCTTGACCACGTAGTCCGAACCACCCTTGGCTTTCCAGTACTGTGGGCACTCGCCAACACCGTCCCAATCGTGGGCACCGTAGTTCTCGTATGTCTGGGTTGTGATTAACAGTTTAGCCATTGTGTGTTCCTGTTTGTTTGTGTGTATGTGTTAATTATACGGCCATTAGCCCAATCAGTCAACCAAAATGGTGTTGTATTTTTACAACTCTATTGCCCTACGGAATATGATTTCCTGCTTGGCAAAGGCCTGTATTTCCCAGGGTTGATCAAGATAAGGATGATTGTTCTTGTAGAGCTTGCCCTTCCACAACCTGCCCTTGGCTGTGGGTTTGAGTAGACCTTTGGCAAACTGCGCCACGTGAGTCAACTCGTGTGCCAAAGTGACTCCTAGGTTCACCCAGTTGCGAGTAGGCTTGAGCACAACCAGGAATGTGTCTATACCTGTGAGCGGCACTGTGGTGCCCATCTCTTCTAGATCTTGATCAACCTTTACGACCAACAGTCTGCGGCTACTGTTCAGTCCCAACTGTGTGAGCATGGAGGGCAAGACTGCTTCTATGTACTGGCGAGTCTTAGCGCCAGCTTCTATGTGATACTGCATCACAGACTAGCCACAGAACTCAAGGCCACCATGCCCCAGATGGCTGCCAACTGAGCAATGCCAAAGTAGAACAAGGCCCATATCACTGTGCAGAATCCAATCAGCTTTAACATATCGCGCTCCTAGTGTGTCTAAGTGTTAATTATAACGCCAAAAGTGATTCTAGTCAATCAGTAAGGAACCATACGGCACACAGTGCGGTTGCCGTGAAAGCGGCCGTAGACATCATACTGTGGAAAGGTATGGCACTGCCGTTGCATAGGCTGTGGCTGATAGATTATGTCCGGAGCCTGTACAATGATCTGTGGCTGTGGGGAGTAGACAGGATACTGCTGAGTAGGCATCTGCTGGGGGAAGCCTTGCTGAACAGGTGGATAGCCCGTCTGCTGAGGTTGGCTAAAGGCTCTGTGTGCGATGGCACCTACGATTAGGCCTGCCAGGGCGCCTTGTTCGCGATCGCCCCAGGCCTGTGCTGAACCGATAGAACTGACCGTGATCATGATTGCTAATACAAACTTCTTCATTGCGTTCTCCTTACTGTGTTTACAGTGTAACATTACCGCCCAAAGATGTCAACCAAAGCCCTTTCGGCTAGATCAGTTTCTTGGTAGTCATCCAAACCAGCGGCTATCAACAGCTCTTTCACAACCACAGCATCTTGACGATAGGTAGGCGGCATATTCCTAACCAACCTATCAACATCTTCAAGACTGTTGCATTTCCACAACATTTCAGCGATCTGTACCTGTTGCTGACTTAAACCTTCTAGTGTAATCATATAACGCCTTTGGTGCTGGTTTGGTTTACAAATATCAACTGATAGCCTTGACAAGACCCAAAATACCTATGGCCAACGAAACCACGTTGACCATCAGCTGTGGCCGATTGCCTACTCGCAGAGCCCACAGCAAAAACATCACAGTTCCTATGGCAAACACAATGATGTTCCAAGGATACATCACTGGTCCCATGGCGTTGAAGGCGTGTCCCAGCACAATGGCCACGGCACCTGTCCACTGCAATATGTTGTCTATGTTTTTGTATGTCATGTGTTTATTATAGCACCATTCTGACACACTGTCAATCAAAGCCCCTTTAGGCAGTAGGGTTGGGTTTTAGATATTGCGCACCGTGCTCTTCACTCACTATAATCTTGAAATCCTTGTGGAACCTTGTGGCCAAACAGTTGATGATGTCATCCCTAGTGGCACCCTGGCAAAGGAACTCCATAGTGTCCAAACGATACACATACAGTTGATTGTCAACAGACTCAACCCGAACTTCTACACCAGGTAGTGCTGGTTCAGTGCCCTGCGGCAGTTCGGCCTGTAGATTCTCTATGGCTTTTTTCAGCTGACTCTCACCAACTCCCACAGCCTTGAGTAGGTCTGTGGTCAGCGAGGTATGAAAGCGATCACACACTCGCCAACCTACGATGCCGCCAATCACACAGCCGATCAAGAAGGCCAACAGATCAAATTCCATAATGGCGTCCTACCCTGGCCTTGATATTAAACTCTCGTTCAATGTAGTATTGTATAAGACTGTTCTTAATCATTGAGATCAGGTCTCCTCCACAATCTTCGGGCACAATGAACCTTACTGGACATTGACCCCAACCGCCCTTCTTTAGGAACTCTGCATAAAAACCGCGATGTTCTTTCTTGGAAGGATCAAAAGCCACTAAGGGCCTGTTAAAGTATTCTAATCTGCTCATATGTTTATTTACGCATATTCTCGGTCTTCGATCACTGTAAGCATATTGGCCGGCACTCGCCACAGGCCTGACACTGTCTTAACAGTCACAAACTTGATAGCAATCTTGATCACAACGCCGGTGACGTTCTGGCCCAGTTTGGTGCTGTTGAAGTTGACATTGTCACCGATACGCAGGTTTCGTTTGGTCTGTTCTGTGAGACGTGCTCGGGCGAACTTGACCGCATCGATCATACTTGACAGTTGATCATTGGTCCAGCCACCTTGCAGGATCGCTGTGTTGATTTGGGTGATGTTCATCTTGGCTCCAAAGTGTGTTAGTGTAAATGTATTATAGCAGGGTTTTGGCTAGCTGTCAACCGGCGTTAAGCAGCGGGGCCTACACCCCTATTGTTATGCCTGTTGCATAAACGTATTAATAAAACGCTCGCCAACGTCACAGCTAACGTAATTGTCCCCTTGCATTCCCTGCTCGCTGTAGCTTACATCGCTAGCGTCAAAGCCCTTGCTAGTTAACAGTTCTTTAAGCTCTCGCATAAACTGCTTGTCTGTGTATATAAGCCCCTGCTTGTTTACATCCCAAGTTGCAGTGTTAAAATAAACACGCAGTTCGCCAAAGTCCAACTCGTCGTTAGTGTACGCAAGTTGCAGTCGTGTAATCTCTACAGCCGCTACAGTCCTGCTCCAATAGCCGTTGCCGTTTGTGTTTAGTGTTGCGTTAACTTTGTACATTGTACGTCCTTTGTTGCTAAGTGTTAATTATAGCGCACTTTAGCCAATCTGTCAACCAAAATATAAAGGCCCTTAGGCCTGCAGGGTTATTGCGTCCACATTGTATACAAACTCGTTGTCTTCCTCTGCGTCCTGTGCTTGCAGTTCCGCAATGTGTGCGTCTGCCAGAGCCAGTGTACTAAACGCCGCAATGTTCTCAAAAGCGTCCTCGTCATCTCCAAAGCCCTGTGCTTGCACTACAAAAACTGTCTTCATATCGCTCCTTCTGTGTAAGTGTATCCCTCTTCGCCTGCAAGTGCGCAGTCCTTCCAGTCCTCAAAGCAGTCCTCTGCGTACTCCTCATCCCAAATAAGTATCTGCCTACAGCTTGCAACCTCTGTGCCTTTGCGCAGTGTAACCTTTACGCAGTTGCCGCTAACATTAGCGTCTTTGTAAAAACCATCCGCCTCAATGTCCACTACTTCTACTTGCATACACACTCCTTTGTTGCTAAGTGTTAATTATAGCACACACTGTCCAAAATGTCAAGTGTGTGCGCAATAACCCTATGCGCTGTAGTGTTATGCTATAATTGTGTCGTCTAGTTCTATTGCAAGTGCATTAAAAGCATTTTGTATGCGCTCGTGTTCGTCTAGTCCTGCTTGTTCTAGCACTGCTTGTAACTGTAACATTAAACTGTCTAATTTGCTTTTAGTATTTTGCATTGTGTTCCTTTGTTGCTAAGTTGTTATTATAGCGCACTTTGTCCAAAATGTCAAATGCGCTATGTATAACCCTACAGTTTAGTCAACAAATACTATGTTTGTAGTACGCAAACTTTGTTGCGCAGATGCCACAGTGCGTTGCACCTCGTTTTGCAAGTTGTCTGCAAGTAAGTCCCCACTAACATAGTTGCATTTGCTTTGCACAGGAAATATATATTTGTAGTCAGTGCCTACTAACTTTTTGTGTACGTTAAAAGCAAATTGTACTTTGTATGCTTTTAGTTTTTTGTTGTAAACTAGCTTTGCGTATGCTATGCAATTTGTAAACATTGTGTGTCCTTTTGTGTGTGTAAGCTGTTATTATAACGCACAATGTCCAAAATGTCAACCAAAAAAAGAGACCCTAGTGTTAGTAGGGTCTCTATCAAGGTTCTTAGCCGGGAGCGAATCGGTTTAGAACGGTGCGTCTTCTGATTCAGAAGTCGCTGTGGCCGTGACCGTAGCAGTCTTGGCCTTGACCGTCTTAGTACTTGACGGATTCTTTTTCTCTGCGTAGGCAATGGCAGCTTCGATAGCGGCATTGCCTTGACCGAACTTGATGCTCTTCAAGTGCTGAACGATTTCAGCCTTGGTCATCTCTTTGGGCAGGTCAACCAAGTCAATGTCAGTGTGACCATTCTTCTGGAGGATCTTGGTACGCATCATATCGTTAGCGAATCGGATCTTGGTGTCACCACCAAACGTTGAAGCACCTGCGACTGCGAATTTTTTATCTGTAGCCATTTTAAATATCTCTTTCTGTGTGTGTTAAAAATTAGCTGTGTTAGCAGCGTATTACTATTGTAACGCCAATTTGGTTTGGCGTCAACCATTCATTTTACCAAATTAACTTGAATTGTCACGCTCTCCTTTTCATCTAGGGCCGCGATGAACTCGTCATCATAAACCAGTTCTTGCATGTTCAGATGTATCATTTCTTCCGCTCTACTTAGATCTGGAGAGCCGGTTGATGCACACTCAACAGTGAACACGAACGTGTATAGTCTACTCATTGCCATCTATCCTTTGCCAAAGTGAAGTTAACCAAAGCTGAGTCACGAAAGAACACATTGCCGTCCGTATCCCAAGCCCAATCAGGCACTGCCTGTCCATGCTTCTTAATGGCCCAGGCTTCGTGTATGAAACAACCCGGGCCATTCATCTGCGTCATATAGCATCTCATATCGTAGAAGTCCATTAGTCCTTTGGCACGAGCTTCTTCACCCTGCCAATAACCACCATTGGTCCTATGTGTCCAAGTGCCGTAGCCACTGTAACGTCGATCCAGTTTGATTACTTTCATAATGCAACCAACTGAGCTTTTTTGTCAATGCCATCCTTGAGCCATTCGGTGAGTTCTTCCTCTTCTTCATTCTCTGCTTCGTATTCAGCCATTGACTCACTGATGCCAAACATATCGTCTAGCTCATCACCAATAGCGGCTCTCACAGTCTTGGAGTTCTCGCCTGCATATTCGTAGTAGTCATCAAAACCATCTTCCCACTTGCCCACAAAGCCCATGCCGGGTTCGTAGTAGTAAAGGGTGACGTCGAAGCCCTGTTCAGCCAATGCTTCACATACACCAATGGGTGGGCTCCAGGCACTTTCAAAGGGTGCAGAGAAGCTCAAGCCATCCACATCAATCTCTGCAACATCACCGTTGCCGCCGATCTCCCACTTGGTTCCCCACTTGGCCACATTGAAGTCATACCAGTTAGCGAATCCATGTTTCTCTAAGTTGGCCGCACTCTTGGCCTCTAGTTCAGCCTGTTCTACAGGATCACCCAACGAGCCTGATGTAATGTTGAGTTCTTCTGGCATAGGCACTACTGTACCGCAGAACTCACCGTTGTCAAATGCATCGGCTAATCGCTTGATTGCCGCAGGATCAGTGCCACGCACTGTGATATGATTTGAACACCAATTAGGCATCTTAGATCTCCGTTTCGTATTCGTAAAAGGTTACTGTTGGATCAAACTTCTTGAGTTGCTTGGCCGCAGTCATTAACTCTTTGTATCGACGATTGACCTCTGTACGGCTCAGTTCGCCATCGCAGGTCAAGTTCTCTGGACTCAAGGCTGAGTCAATCATGTCTGCCACAGCCTGACGGTCCTTGGCACTGTTGAGGCTATACTGGGGACCCTTGAAGAATGAGTTCCAGTGATTCTTGTCTTTTAAAAACTTCTCTAATGCTTTCATCTATCGCTCCTTTGTGTGTATGTGTTTATTATACTGCCAAACGCCCAAAGTGTCAACCAATCAGTAGGTAACCACACGCTGAACCTGGGTAAGATATGCCCAGCTACCTTCGTAGTCAATGCCTGGACGGCCGTTCTTTACGTCTGCGTGAACCTCTTCTACTTTGACACGCTCCTCAGGCCCACTGCCAAATGCGCCACGCACGATGACCACGCTGCCTTCACGGATGTCTTTGAGTTTGATCATTTCAGCTCCTGTTTGTGTGTATGTGTTTATTATACTGCCATTAGCCCAAACTGTCAACCGATTCGTAGTCTTTAACCATACGGTACAAAGGGTCTATGATCTCTTCGTGCTCTAGCTCGTAGTCCCTAGTTGCCCAGTCCACCCACTCCTCTGAGAATACATCCACTTCACCGTCGTTCAGCATGGTTCGGGCCTGCTCCTCAGTCTCGCACTCAACCACGTAGACTTCTGATATGATGGAATTACGCCAAAAGGTGAATCGTTTCATTTGCCACTCAGCAGTCGTTTAACTATTGCTGGCCAAGTGTTTGCAGGCACCTCGGAAAGTGAACCCTGGACAGGTACAGGTTTTTGCATCTGGATCGATTGTGTATTCTTTGTCATTGGAGCCTTTTACTGTTATTAAATTACTTTGTACTTTGACTTTAAACGGATTAGGAGTTACAGTTGCAAACTTCCTACCACGTTTATCAAACCCTTTAATAGGATTCTTAAAATAGAATGGTTCTGATTCTCCACTCTTTATATACGATACTAGATTGTTTCCATCTAGTAGATATATGTGCGGGGGAAAGGCACCCCCGGTTGTTTCCCGGAGGGCTTCCATTAATCCAACCTGCTTCCTGCGTAGACCTTGTCCAAGCCCAACTTGGTCTTGATCACTTCTGCGTAGGCCTCAGCGCCTGCTTCCAGGATGCTGATCGATTGTGTAGGAAAGCCGCTTGGATTCCACAGGCACAATGCACCCGTGTAGTCTTTGCGGAAGCCTGCGGCTGCCAACCACTTGCCCAACTTAGAGTTGCTACGAACACCGTAGACGTTTACCCAGGCAAAGCCACAAGCGTCACGATCGCCATGCTTGGCGTGGAATGCCTTAGCCGCTGAGCGGGCCTGGATGCCTGCCTCGTTGGTTGCGTCCTGTACCAACTGCTCTGTGATAACTGTTGCGACTGCTTGCATATCTAGCTCCTGTTTAGTGTGTGTAAGCATTAATTATAATGCCTTTTGGCGATTCCGTCAACCAAAGTCAAAAGAAACCCTAGAAGTTCTAGGGTCTTTGTACACGTATAGCAGCGGGGCCTGTTGCTAAAAAGCCACACAGCCCGGCACTTCCATTATGCCGCTTCTTTCTCGTAGATAACAGTCTGGCCAAAAGGTGCTTCTGCTTCTGTATTGCCTTTGACAATAAAGATAGTGTCGCAATAATCCTCATCGCCCCAACTGCCGCAAGGGTAGCCGTCTGTGAACATAATGAACTTCTTGGGAGCAATGCCATTATCTTTCATAAAGTCCCAGTTGACTTCAAAGTCAGTACCACCGCCACCTTGTGGCTCATACTCTTCAAGATCGTGACTGTTGTCTTGCGAGATCTCTTTGTGATTATAGATAGCAGTATCAAAGCACCACAGGTTGATCTTGAAGTCCTCGTATTGATCCATAATGCCTTTGACTTCTGAAAGGAATACAGTTGCATCCTCTTCACCAATGGAGCCCGACATATCAATGCAGATGCCTACGTCAATGGTAGTTGCTTCTTTCATACCAGGCAGGATAGCACCTGACATCTGTCCCTTACGGCTTGGGCGAGTGAATGTGTAGTCATTGCGGATGATGCTTTGGATCTCTTGACGCACAAGATCGCGCCAGCTAATCTTGGGTTCAGTCATATCTTTGATCAGGCGCTGGATACCCATAGGAGTCTTGCCTGCACCTGCTGCCGCGGCACTTTGGATCATGGCTTCTTTGATCTCATCGCGGATCTGTTGTGCTTCTTCTTTAGTCATAGTGGGCATACCTTTGCCCTGCTTGTCTCCATCACCTTCTTTGCCTGGGCCCGAACCATCTTCGTTGATGTGCTCGTCCAACAAGTCGCCCAATTGCTTGAGCAGGTCAGGCAAAGAGATCTTTTCTGCTTTTTCCCAGAGCTCGTCGTAGATCTCTTCCCAAGCCATACCGCGGTACTTGGCATCGTAGCAGATCTTAACTTCTGTAATCTTCTCACCAATGCGTTCGTCTACCAGTATCTGGTTGACAGCGTAGTCTTGTGCGATGTTAGACAGCATACGATCTCTGCTACCTACACGACCAAAGTGATCAAACACGCAATGGCAGATCTCGTGTCCGAATAGGAACTCCAGCTTCTTGACTGAGAGCTTCTGCACGAACTTGGTATTGTAATAGAAATTGCGACCATTAGTAGCCGCAGTCGGGCACCAGTCGTCTGCTTCGATCAATTGCATACGAGTTGCCATATTGCCGAAGAAGGGTGCTTTGAGCAGTAGGCCTACTCTAGCAGTAGTTAGTTTATCGATGATCGGGTCCATGTGTCGCTCTCCTTAGTATGTATATATTATAGCACCAAACGACGAAGTTGTCAAGTGGCCAGGATGTTGTATTTACGCAACACCCTGGCACTCTATAGGTGGGCGGGCAAGCCCTGAGAAGCTCCCCGCCCCTGCAAGGGCGAGGTCTTAATTCTCCATTGCACTCAAAACATACTTACCGAATCGCTTGTGGAACTCGTCAAAGCTCTTCATCTTTGTTGCATCCAATGGCAGGTTGTAGTTTGTCAGGCCTGTCTTAGCACCCATTACTACCAACTCTGTTGGGAAGTTATCCATCATGTAGCGGAAGAAGTTATCAGCCTGAGAATCAAAGTCCTTGGCCTTCTTCTCTGCTTGATCCTTCAACTCGTAGCACAGGCTAACAGTCAAAGAATACATCGCTGACACTTCCTTAATCTGCAGGTCCTTGACCTTGCCCTTAAGGATGTCTTCTGCTTTAGGCAAGCGACCTGCAATCTTGCGGTGAGCCATGAACTTCACAGCCAAGCCATCACCTACGGCACCTGCGATCAGGTTGTGCAGAGTATCAATGTCAGTGTCGTCTTCCCAGAGCAGGTCGCTTACAAACACCCACGAGCGTGGAGTAGCAAAGGCCTTTGAAGGGCTCTTGGGATCGAAGTCGTACAGGTCCTGCTTGGCAAAGCCTACATAGCCTACAACCTCTGGATGCACATTGTTCATCACAGCCCACTCTTGGAAGTCATCAAAGTCTACCTTGGCTTCCAAGTGAATGAAACGGTTAGCCAGCGGAGCAGGCATACGATATGTCACGCCACGATCGCCTTCACGGTTACCAGCGGCAACAATGTCAACACCCTTAGGCAAGTGGTAAGTACCAACCTTGCGGTTAAGGATCAACTGATAGGCAGCGGCCTGAACAGCTGGAGGAGCGGAGTTCAACTCGTCCAAGAAGATGATTGCGGTACTCTCTGGATCCATAGGCAGTTCACCTGGAGGAGCCCAAACCATTGTGCCCTTGCTGGCATCGTAATAAGGAATACCTTTAATGTCTGTAGGTTCCCACAGAGCCAGTCGAACGTCGATAACATCACGGCCTGCGTCCTGGCCAATCTGCTTGACAATGTCGGATTTACCAATGCCTGGGGGACCCCACAGGAACACTGGGCGGCGTGTTTGAATCGCCTTGCGGATAGAACGCTTTGCGGCTTTTGGACCGACTTGGCGGACGGAAATATCTGTGCTCTTTGCCATTTTAAGACCTCTTTAAGTTGTTTCTCAGTTTTAATAGTATAACACCAACTCAGCTCAGTGTCAACCAATTCTCTTTACAAAGTTTAACTGTGTTGTATTGTCGCCACGCACACTTTTAATCTTTGCTTTAATAGACACCCTACTTCCTGTGTCCATGTTAGTATTATACCAGAAATCAACGAAGCTGTCAACCAGTTTAGCTGTGATTCTAAATTTATTGTACTCTTGTGAGTAGTAGCTCTTAACGATCTCGATCTCGCCCTGTATCTTGTCACCAACTTCGCCCGTCAGCTGGGTGCTGTTCCTAACTTCAGCAGCCAGGACATTCTTGTCAACATCACGCCGTTGAGTGCTGGGCAAGCAGCTTACAATAGCAAACTCCAGGAGGTTCTTGTTGGTGAACTCATCTATTTGGGCGATGCGGAGTGCCTGTCGCTCGAAGTCGTTGATCTTGCCCGATAGTTCTTTGAGCAAGAAGCCGTTGAAGTAATGACGAATCTCACGACCCTTCTCGATGTCAGCTTCTGAAGCTGCTGTAAAGTTATTGGCGCGGAGCCATTGTTTGACCATCAACTTGTTGGCATCTTTAACCAGAACCATAGGACCTGTTAGATCGTTGTCGGGTTGAGTCCACACAGGCTCTTTGAAGTAGCCCTCATTGATACGATCTGCCGCTACCGCTAATCCCCAAACTTGATCTGCTGTAAACATGGTTCGCTCCGTTGTTGCTGTATGTCTCTATTATATAGCCTCTTGCCCAAACTGTCAACCCCTGGGATTGGAGTGCCGGCAGTGTGGCTCTTACGCCACACGATAGTGTTTCATGTTGTTATAGTCTCCGAGTAGTCGACCTTTACGTTTATGGCACATCGGGCACAGCTCGTCTAAGTTCTTAACACGATTGTCAGTGCAATCACCATTCTTGTGATCTATCTCTGTCATGCCTATTGCCCAAGGAGCTTTCTTGTAGTTAATAGCACAAGCAAACCCTAAATGACTATCACTGTTAGAGCAGTAGCCAGTCTTGAATGGTGTTACCCCAGAAGCATGAGCGTGCCGTCCGTAGCTGGCTCCTTGGCAATGCCCGCAATGAATTCTCCAGCGTTTGTTTCCTTGCTCATCTTTGTGACTATATGTTACGGGCTTAGTGCAACCATGATTGATACACTTGGGTCTAAATTCTAATGTTGTCATCTCGGCTCCTGTTGTGTCTGTATGTATCTATTATACTGTCTTTAGTCCAAACTGTCAACCAAAAGAAAGGGTGTTGTATTTCTACAACACCCCAAAGACGCCCCGGGAGCGAATCGGCTTGTCTTTGAAACCCTAATTAAAGAGTGATGCCCATTGCGGCGGCCTTGTAGCCTAGAGCAACGATCTCACGTGATGGCTTGCCCATCACATACTCAGTGACCTGAACACCGTTGCCTGCTTTGCGGCTGTTGGCATAAACAGCATAACCGCTCTGACGGATGCGGCTGGCTTCTGCTGCCAAGTTACCTACGCCAAAACGCTTCTTGGCTTCACTGGCGGTCAGGGCCTGACCATTGTACAGTGCGGTGAAGACTTTGAAAGTCTTTGTTTCTGGATTGAATCTTTTCATTTTTAAGTTTCCTTTGTTGTGGCTGTTCCCTAACAGCGTTTAACTAGTATAGCGTCTTGATCGGTTAAGGTCAACGATCAGTTTTACCGTTTTACTGTTACGTTAGCTCGAAGGAAGGCTCCCAACAGAACCACAGCGGCCCAGGTCTCCAAATTGTAAGCGATCATCAAAGATGTCCCAAACAACACGTTCCAACTCCAAATGACTAGGAACGGCCCAATAGCCAACAGGAAGATGATTAGGGCAATGACTAGAATAATTTTAAGCATTTATGATCTCCTCAACTTCTTCAATACGTTTGATCTCAGCCAACTCTTTCTCGATCTCATTGATCTTGCGTTTGTTGCCTTTGTTAGTGTTCTTTTTGTAGACCAGCCACACGTGATCTTCACAGTAGCTCTTGCCCGGGAACACTTTCTTACCACAGGAGTGGAACGGAGCCTGGGTCTGCTCCGAACCAATCCACTGGCACCCTAAGGTGTCTGTTGCCATTAGGCACCTCGCTTCATAACAGTAACTTCAGCCATTGCTTCCCAGTTGCTAGCAAACGCCTTACGCAATTGTGCAACCTTCAACACCGTACGCAGGCTCAGCTCGCGCAGTTTAGCACGGTTGTTAGACACAAAGTCCACAACATCGATCTTGGCCACATCGCTCAGCTCGTACTCGTCCAACATACCGTCTGCAACGATCTGCTTGATACGCAAGACCTTCTCACGATCTGTGTCCATCTGCAGATCAATGTAGTGGCAACGACTTTCCAAAGCTGCCAAGTGATCCTGCAACTTCTTAGAGCGTACATTCTCAAACTTGATGTTGGTAATAAAGATCGCACCTGCTTTGAACTCGAAGCGATCTGGGATGCCTTCTGAACGCAAGATACGGCTGTCAGTGTTCCAAGAGATAGTACGCTTCTTGGAACTGTCCAAAGCGGCCTTCAAGATGTTCAGGCTCAGGTCATCTAACAGTACTGAGTCACAGTCATCAAACACAATAACATTCTTCTCGCTTGAGAACTCGTAGAGCTTGCTGTACAAGCCAATGGCACTCATAGCACCTTTCACAATCTCATAGCGTGGCTTGCGCTCGCCTAGCGTATTGAACAAGTCGTCCTTAGTCAGCACTTCTTCTACGCCAAACGATTTGCCAACACCCGGAGGGCCTGTCACAATCATAGCACGTACATCACCAGCCTTAACAGCCTTAGTCATGTCTGTAAGTACTTGGAAGCGAGCACGAGTCTTCTCGATGAGATCTTCATCGCTAATATGTGCTACAGCCGTATCAGCTATCTTGAGCTGAACCAAACTGTTGTCTCCTACAGGAGCTTCGTCAATGTGTGATACTACACGGTAGGCACTAATGCCTGGCACTTTAACACGGATCTTCTTGTAGGGGTTGCGACCACCTTCAATTTCATCGCCAGCCAAGCAGGTGATTGCCTCGCCGTCAAAGTCCTTGATCATCTGCAAGCGGATGCCTGGAGTAATCATGTTCTTGCGGGCACCGTAAGCACCTTCTGTAATCTCAACTAGTGTAGCCATTTTGTTCGCTCCTGTGTGTTAGTAAGTCTCTATTATAGCAAAGAAAGCTCAATGTGTCAAGCCCCGTAGTAGGGACTGTATTCTTCGTGTGGCGCATCTGCCACATTCATTGCTTCCAGCGCACCCAATACAATCTCTATGGGGCACCCTAGTTCCTGTGCAATTGCTCTGCTGTTGAAACCCTCAATGTAGAGTTCTTGAATGTCGTAGGCCAAGTCTTTCATAATGCTCATGCTGTTTCCTCTTGTGCAATTCGATCTTGTTCGTCCATAATAGCTGACTCCAATGTAACATAGGCGCCGTCGTGATCGCAAACGAACCAAACAGCCACACCGTTGTCATTGCGCAGGATGTAGTCGTATTCCTCATACTGGTGATTGGCCACATAGTCCTCGTAGTCTTTGAACTTTTTGGCACTTGTACCTGTCTCGCCACGATCGCGTCCGTAGAAGGTAGTCATATTCTCAGTCAACAATTTGAAGCCTGCAACTTCTTCAGCCCGCAATTCAAATTGGCTAAAGGCATGCTTGGTACCGATTGTGCTCTTGAGTGAACTGATGTCTCCCAAGTCAATCAAGTCCCGCAGGATGAAAGGGTTTGAGTAGTGCTTGAGCAAGATCTGCCCATTGTGTGCAAGATAACCATCCCAGTGACAGTAGACTGCCTGTACTGTGCCGTCTGCGAATTCCAATGCAATAGTGCTTCTAGTTCCCATTTGTCGCTCCTAATGTGTTTGTGTAAGTATCAATTATAACAGCTTATGCAAGTTCTGTCAACTGGATGTCAGCAATAACCCTATCTTCATCGTGGTCATAGCTAAGAAATACTTTAGTACTATCTGTTCCGCCCTTGACCGGAAAGACTGCTGTGTAGCAGAACTGTCCGCCGTTGGTAATGCCCAGGAACTTACAGGCTGTGAAGTTAGCACCCTTGTAGCCTGCTAGCTGTGCGGCCTTAGTCAGGTACTGTGGGCTATACGAGGCAAGTACCTTTATTGTGTCTGCTGTAATCATATCGCGCTCCTTTGTGTCTAAGTATCTATTATAGCTTCAAACTGTGGACCTGTCAACCCCTGCAGCATCTAGTTCCCAGCTCAAGTCCTGGAACTTCCTGTAGAGTCTGTACACCTGCTGTTTAGCATTGTCTAGGCTCTGTGTAATAAGATCCTCTGCTGTTCCGTCTGTGAGACACTCCTTAGCGTCTTCGTAGAGCATACCGCCCAAGTGTTCTGAATCCAGCTCAAGTCCTTCAACCAAGACACGTACCCGCAACACGAACCAATCCAAGTGGCCGTGTTCAATGTTGTGGTTGATCTCTGCAATGTCGAACTGAGTGTCATCAAAGCAGTCTGCAACACTGATATCTTCCCAGGTCTTGTCCACAATGATCTCGTAGCCTTCACGCTCGTATACAGCCAGTTCTTCGTAGTGTCTAGTCATACCAGTTCCTTTGTGTGTTTGTCTATGCTAATTATACTGCCTTTTTGCCAATCTGTCAATACAAATCGCATTGGTGGATGCATACGTTGCAGTTCCACTACCTTGCGGCGAGCACGGGCCAAGCTGAGCTCGTCACCCCAATAGTGTCCTGAGTACAGCTTGTCCTTGTAGAACATCTGGCATTCCCATTTGATCATCACATGCTCCAGTAGAGTTCGCTTGAAGGGTCACAACTACGAGGTGTGTCGTGTGCTATCTGCACATCTTTGCCCGTCATCAAGTTGCGTACAGTCTTCATCGAGGGCACACACTCAAAGCGCCAGCCCTCCTTGGCAGGGTACAACCAGTAGAGTCCATTGCACTCATTGCGCATAGCTTCCGCAGTACGGTCTGTCCACACTGTAGTACTAAACAAGCGTTCACCAGTTTTGGTACGCTTGTCCGCCTTGTAGATGTACATGGTGTAATCTTGTTTCATTGCCGCTCCTTTGTTGTCTATGTGTCTATTATAGCACCAAACGGTCACCTTGTCAATCAGTCCCCACGAATGTCCGTATTCAGTGCAGGGTTAATAGCACGGCGAAGCTCTACCTCACGCTTGTGGGCCGCCGCCTTGCCACGAATCACTTCGTGTACGTATACTTCGATCTCGCTCTTGTCAGCCAGCTTGCGGAGTTCTTGGCACAAGAGCCAGTTCTTGGTCTCTGTTTTGGCACGATAGAAGTGCTTGGCCGCACGGCTAAGAACACTCTTATTAATAGTGCTTTCAGTCTTGGCTGTGACGCCAATGTAGTTCAAGCCGTTGACTCGCAGTTCATATATGATATGATTGCGATCTGCTCGCTTCTTGCGGGGTGTGTTTTTTGTGTCCATGTCGCTATTATAGCGCATTTTGGTGAAAGCGTCAACCAAACGACCAAATGACCCTGATGACTCTAGGGTTTCTCGTTAGCTGCGAGACGCTGCAGACTTATCCACAGCTTATCCAATGTGTAGCCAAACAGCCACACTTTGGGCTAAATCAAGGCACTTCAGCTTGACGCTGCATGGCCAGACAGGAGGGATTCGAACCCCCGACCGACGCCTTAGAAGGGCGTTGCTCTATCCAACTGAGCTACTGTCTGAACGTGGTGCTCGGACCCGGAATCGAACCGGGACGCCATTACAGCGAGAGATTTTAAGTCTCTTGTGTCTACCTATTTCACCATCCGAGCTTGTTGGTGGGCCCCCCGTGAGTCGAACACGGCACCAACGGATTATGAGTCCGCTGCTCTAACCAACATGAGCTAGAGGCCCGTTAATCTGTTACTCCTGCTGCTGTTGTTGGTGCTGCAGAACCATTCTATGTAAAGGTTCCATTCGTTCTTGGAATACGTGTGGCGCTGCATCAGCTGCCTGCTTCAAATCCCAGTCTAGTGGATAGTGTCTCAACACGCTGCGAGCTTCTGCACGAACTGCCTTGGGCACACGGGGATATTCCCCACCCGCTAGTCGTGCTAGAAACTGTGCTGCTGCCTTGACTGCACGGTATCTTTCATCTGGTAATGTCATGTCTCTGCTCCTACTTAACTGCCTTTTCTTCAGCATATACTTATTATATGATCATTTACGGTGCGTGTCAATCTTTTTGTGTTGTTTTTGAGCAAGATGTTCACAGTGTTCCAGGAACTCTCGGTAGAGTATGGCATCGTTTGAGAAGATTGATGCCAGATGTCCCAGTATGAATCCCTGTGTATATAAGGTATTAAGTCTGGTATCACCGTGTGGATTTAGCACTGAGACAGTGCCCTGTATGTGATCTGCTATGGCCTTAATGTGATTCTGTGACAAGGTCGCTCCTAGTAGTGTATTTACTGTATGTGATCACATATCAAGCAGCGGGGCCTATGTGTGTATAGTGGGATCTCGGTCCTATATAGTGAAGAGTCGCTGCTATTTCACCGTGGATTTAGTGTAGATAAATACTGGTAGCACCGTTAGACCAGCCTGTAAACTAGGCCGTTTCCATCGTTTGGTGGGCAAAATTGCACTTTATTGCACTATTTTGCACTTTCGAGAACCGTGGTTGATGAGGCATAGTTCAAATGGTGCCACCCAGTCTCCCACTCTATACACTGTGTTCTAGTATAATTCCCGATAGTTCTCCATAATTCACTATAATTCATAATACTCAGCAGCGGGGCCTTGTGCCAATATGGTTGTTCTGCCAGAGTCAACTCGCTGACCCCCCAGCGTGATCACTCACTCACACACTGTATAGTATAGTCAACACCTTGCGCTCACTGTTGTGTATACTATACATATACTCACACTCGCTAATACACACATACACTCTTTATCAGCAGCGGGGCCTATGTGCGTATTTGGGTTTAGATCACTATAATCGTTCTGTAATCTTTTGATGTAAATAACACTATGCAACATTCTGAAGTCACTGCTGTTTGCTATCGTTATCAGGCCTGGACACACGACTATGACTGTGAAGCTGTATGGAGTTTTGTACAGCGACACGGAGGCCATATCTCCATACGCAATGACTGTATAGACTACTTTGTACCCGTTGAATATCAAGTGCTGTTTGCTTTGGCCTATCCCGAACTCACACGTCAGTATAACCTGGATTTGATTTGAAAATTTTGGCAGCTTCGCTACCACTTCGTGGCTGGTAGAGTTAACAGCTCAGTTAAATACTAGATGACTGTTAACATCATATGCACCAGCAAACCCATTGACGGCTTGTTATACTACAGCTACGAATACTGCTGTCTCTTGAATAGTTTGGGTATATCAGCTAGGTTGATCATTGTCAGCCATCGCCGCTACACTCCCTCTAGCTATCGCACTGCAATTACCAACAAGTATACCCTATTTGAACACGTGGTGTTTGATCAGTATCAGCCCAATCCCAATGATGTCACCCTGGTTATGGGTCGCAGCATGATCACACTCAGCTGGCAGGCCTTCAAAGACTATAACAGCACCCAGCAGGAGACCCTGCGATCAGTATTTGGCTCAAGGGTGATCAGTGTGTATTCTGAAAACCACCCTGAACTCTACCCACAGGCCCTGGCGTTTTACAGGCCCCAGCAGGTAGTGGATCTATGTGATCGAGAAGTCTACCCTGAGGGTCAGGGGCTGCATTTTGAAAAGCGCATCAATTTTGCACTGTACAAACCCCACACGGACAGTGTTCAATTTCGATATCTATTCCAGGGCTCTAATGAGCAATACTATGCCACAGCAGAAAAGTTTCTTGATCAGTACCCTGACCATGGCATATTGACCTATCGTGAAAAATATGTTAACATCAACTACAACAACATATTTGCACCCGTAGAAAACCTTCTGGGTATCTTTGATACCTATGTGTATGTGAAAGAAACATTTGACCCAGCCCCTAGAATTGTGCAAGAATGTAAATATTTCAACAAGGGCTTGATTTACCTAAGAGACCCTGCCATACATGACGGGGGTAGTGTGTACTACACACGTGATATAGCAGAACCCGATGCAGCACCAATACTGGCTGCCCTAGAGCAATTACAATGAAAATAAAACCCAAATGCCTCAACTATAGATCCACAGATAACAAAGGGGCTGCATACACATCAGACGGATACATGCTGCCCTGTTGCTGGCTGGACGATCCCCCGGTCTATCGCTATGTCAAACAGTGCGGCCTAAAAGATGAGGAACTACTGTTATCTCGTAATGACAGATTGGAAGATATTTTTGCATCTGATCAGTGGGAAAACTTTTTTCAGACACTGCTAACGGATCCTGAAAATGCTTCATATATGTGCAAAAAGAAGTGCGGGGTAGACATAGATAAAAACGCAGTTAGAGACGAGGAACGAATTGAAGTAAAGGAGCAGGCCAATGGCAAGAATAACTGATGATTATGTCAAGTATCAACGATTTGTGCGACCTAACATAGATACGTCACACAGGTGCGTGTTCAAGTGTCCCCAGTGCATACGTCAAAAAACTTCCAGCCAAGAGCAGATACGTAGATCCTTTGATCTGGAAGAACACAATTTTAAAAAGATACTGGATTACTATGACAATGGTATCACCTTCTGCGGACAAATATCTGACCCTATCTATCATCCCAACTTTCTCAAGCTGTTGAAAATGTGCGACGGACAGGGCAAGGCCATTAGGATTGCCACAGTGGGCAGTGGCAAAAGTGATGCCTGGTGGGACGAAGCCTACAGCTATGGTGTGGGCGAAAACGCCTGGTACTTTGGTGTAGACGGCATTGACAAAAAGAGTGAATTGTATCGTGTGGGTTCAAACTTTGAAGACGTTTGGAAGCGTATGCAGCAGGGTAGAGATCTTGGACATGTCATAGTGTGGCAATACATTATTTTTGGCTACAATGAACACGAAATAGATCGTGCTATAGAAATTGCCAAACAAGAAGATTTTAGTCTACTGTTAATAAACACCAACAGAGGATTCAGATCAGACAATCCCCTGCTGAGAAAAAGTGTGGATTTTACCTTGACCAGTCCCGATAAGAAACACACTGAAGAAAGAGTTAAAAAAGAGTACTGGGGCTATAAATCCAAAAGCCTTGATCTTTGGCGCAAGATATCACATAAAAAATTGGAATCACTATGACATCATATGACGGCTGGGACCGAGAGTACCAAGAAAACAAACAGGCATATCTAGACCTGTTCGACAGATTTATGTCGCAACTCAACTACGAAAACAACGAAGCCTGGGAAGAAAGTTTTGCCAAACGGGTAGGTCGCAAGTATGCAGTCAGTGTGGCCAGTGCCACCGATGCACTGCACTTTGCACTATTGGCATATGGCATTGGTGCAGGTGACGAGGTACTTGTGACAGACTTCAGTTGGATTACTTCAGCTGCCTGTGTGAGTCATGTGGGTGCTACACCTGTGTTCTGTGAAATAGATCTAGACAGCTATCACATGAATCTGGACAGCATCAAACGAATGTATTCCGAAAAGACCAAGGCAATTGTATATGTACACCTTTTTGGTAATATGACAGATACCACTGAGATTCGAGAGTTTTGTAAAGAAAAAGGCCTAGTGTTTTTTGAAGATGCTGCTCAGGCCTTGGGAGCAAGTCTAAACAATGTTCGAGCAGGCACCATCGGCGACTGTAGTGTCTACAGCTTTAACAGCAACAAAGTGATTTCGGGGATTAATGGCGGAGGTGTTTTCCTAACCGATGACGAATCCAAAGCAAAGTTGGTCAAAAAGATTAGGCGTCACGGCAAAGATAAAGATTTTGAGATGCTGGGATTTAACAGTCGTATGTATGTGCTTAACGCTGAAGTTATTAATCTTCGACTGCAAAATGCCGAAAGGAATCAAGCAAGACGTCAACAAATTGCGCAACAGTACAATCAAGCGTTTAAAGATTTGCCAGTTTTTACACAGCAGGGTCAAGAAGGGCTGTCCCATAACTACCATAAATATACCATTAGATTTCAAAATAAAGATGTTAGAAAGCGTGTAAAAGATGCCTTGAAAGCCAGTGTGCATTACGAAAAACCCTTGTCTGAAAATGGCATGTACAACACACACCAATATAGAAAAGATAATTGTGTAAATTCAAAATTAGTAGCTGACACAATAATTTCTTTGCCCATTCATGCATGGCTGACTGATGACGAGATATCCACAATAATCAATACAGTTAAAAAACAATTTTAGAGTGTAATATGAGTGTAAGTTTTAGACATAAGAGTTTAAACATCGAAAATAGTCCAAGATGCACCTTGCAGTGTGCTTGTTGTAAACGCACCAAGTTTAAAATTAAGTACGGGCAGAATGTGCCCTTACCCGGAAGCGACATTACGCCCGATCAATTAAAAAAATGTTTGAAATATTTTAATAGTATAAATTTCTGTGGTCAACATTCTGATCCTATATTTGGACAACACTTTATAGAAATGTTAAAAGTCTGTAAGGATAGCAATGTACCTACAGAAGTACATACCGCTGCTTCGCATAAACCAGAAACATGGTGGCGCGAAGCATTTCTTGCAAATACTGATGCACGTTGGAGCTTTGGTATTGATGGCCCTCCCGAACTAAGTCATTTATATAGAATAAATCAAGATGGTGTACATTTGTTTAATATGATGTGCCTAGCTAAAGAATTAGGAATAGATGCGCACTGGCAATATCTTGTTTTCAGCTATAATGAGAATGATGTTGAACGATGTAGAGAATTGGCACAATCTAAAGGTATAAAAATTTATTTTAAACTTAGTGCAAGAGGATTACCAGACGGTTTTGCTCCTATAAATAAAAAATATGATTGGAGGACTTACGATGAATGATAGAGAGCTTGTTCCAAAGTGTCTCAATACTCGAGAAGAAATATGCCTAAATGCTGCAGGATATTTTACTCCATGCTGCTGGTTTGATGCCGAAGATGCTCGTAAAGCAGATCCCCTTGTAGAAGGTTTTTTTGACCCCAGCTTAAACATAAATAATCACGCTGATCCAGCCACTATCATCGAAGGTGAGTATTGGAATAAATTTATGATGACACTAAAAAACGAGCCTCTGCATGCTCCTAAAGCCTGTTGGCATCATTGTAGTGGCAAGATTACTAATAAACATATAGAAAATACGGATCTAAGAATACATTTCTAAAGGAATAATATGAACATTCAAACATTAAAAAACAATAAATCACTAATTATAAAAGAAACTATAAGTTGGCAGAAAATTAATCATCGAATTCCAAAATCACGAAGTCTTGCCAAATGCACTAGAGATCTAAATTTTGTTTTTGATGCCTACATAGATGATTTGACTTTTGAAACCACAAGAAATATCACCTATATAGCATCTAAATATTGGTTCGACAATAAACGACAAATACAAAACTACGAAACGGAGATAGCCGTACACAATTATATGATGGAGCGTATGCTAGTCGATCGAGATAGTCAAACAATTGGTCAAGTACAGACTTTCGGGCTGGCGTTTGATCTTCTATTAACTCCACAGAATCGGCAGGTAACAGCAGATGAACTGGTTAATTTAAAATCTATTTTAATCGAAACTATAAAAACCGGACCCAAGTATATGAATTACAGTCATATGCACAAATATCAGTATGTAATGAAATACGACACTGAAAAGTTGCCGGATCCTTTTATAATAAAGCAATCGTTATACGAAGCGTGGTCCAGTACTCCATCCAAACAACAATTCATGCCTTACAACATATTTGTGCTAGGACCCGGTGATACAAAAATTAAAGAAATGATTTATTATAAAGCGTTGGTTAGAGAATACGAAACTAATTTTCCAAAATGGGATGTTGATGTAAAAGATCCCGTGGCAGTTGAAAAGGCCTTCTTGAGTCATCGGTCACCGCCTCAGTACCTAAATTATAAAACTGCTCCTTATATACTAATTTGTACGCAGAGAGTAGAAGATCAAGTAAATCCTTTTAATAAACTACAGCAGTCTAAAGGTTTTAATTTTGAGCAGACAACTAGAGAATGGCAAACAGATCCCAAAAGAAAAAATCGCGCACAAGGACTAGCCATGATAGAAATTGGTATGTTTACGCAAGCATTTTCAAACTTGTGTTTAAAACACAATATTGATGTTTCTCATACCAGATGTTTGCCAACCACTATGGACTTTTGGACCGAACCGGAATTTAGTTTTTTAGAAAATCCACCTCAATTGATCCTATCAGCTGGATTTGGAAAAGAATATCGTAGAGATTTTTACCCAGATTTAACACACGGAATGGACTACAGACCCGACTTTGAAAGAATTGTAAAATTTATAAGTGGAACAGAATAACATGATAGACAACGTTTTAAAACATTACAAATATGTAAAAACGTACGACCGAAGTCGGGATGTTCCACAATCGGTTATAGACGATTTACTGCAACGAACCTGGAAAGTAACTCCGTCAAAAAATAATTTCATGCCATACAAATTACACGTATTAGGCCCACAACACCAAGATTTAAAAGATAAAGCATACGAAAAGGCGTTAAAGCATCAAGATGATCAAGACCATCTTACTGTTCCTTCTCCTAAAATGCCAAGATTTCATAACATAGTATCTTGCCATTACTTGTTGATCTTCACGCAACGTGTCGAAGATCAACCAAATGCACACCAACAAGAGCTAATTGCTCTCGGAAGAAATTATACACAAACAGATCCTAATAAATTAGGGGAACACTACAGCAATGCACTTTTGGAAATTGGAATGTTTTGTAATACATTTGCCGCACTGTGTATAGAATCTCAATTGGATGTATCTTATACACTATGCCTTCCTAAAACTATAGAACATTGGCAGGAACCCGGATTTGAATTCTTAGAGCAAAAACCAGTTTTCATTATGACAGTTGGCAAAGCACTAGAATATCTTCGGGACGAGTATACTGCACTAGAGAAACTAGATCTTAGGCCAGATTATAACCGCATTGTAAACTTTGTCAAATAAGTATTAATTAAGAAACATTCAGGATAAGAAATGATCAAGACACTAGCTGACCTAAAAGGATCAGAATATCGTACAGTTGACTTTTATATGACAAAGTCATGTAACAAGTCCTGTCATTACTGCACCGCTTGGACTCTGGAAATGCGTAATCTCCATGTAGACATGGATTTTCTAAGAACTATTTTAGATGGATTAAGTCCTTATAAGACACGCATTTGCCTGTTAGGCGGCGAGCCGGGACTTGTTAAGAATCTCAGAGAAGTCATTGCCGAAATAAAGAAACATCCCAATCTTGTAATTCAAGTATTGTCCAACTCACTGATACGCAAATTTTATCCGGAAGTATTGGAAGATCCCGAAATTATCTACATCGAACATTTGGTGTTGGATTTTTACGAAGACCGTATTGAAAAATTAGGCAACTTTCCGTTCTTTGAACCCAACGATTTAAACAACTATAATTTGATTATTGAAACTCCGGGCTACTTTAAATACAAAGACGAGCACGATCTATCCTATCTCAAACATAAGAACACTGAATTTAAAGAGTACAATTCTAGATCACCTGACTTTTTCACAGATCATATACCGGTAAAGGCGCCTGAGCTCGATCGTAAAGTGTGTGCCAAGTTTCCGCTAGTACCAGTGTTTGATTTTGAAATACAAAAAATTCGCCATTGTAGCAGAAAGGTTATTAACGGTTCAAGACAGTTTGACGTTACCAAAGAAAACATTGATAAGATGATGAATTACAAACTGTTTGACTTTGAAAAGTATTGTGAGAAATGTCTTGATATTATTCCAAAGCGACCAACTGCTCAAAGAAATCGTATTATTGAAATACTTAAAGAAGAAGAATTGCAAAAATTACAAGTAGCCGACCAATGAATATTTTTTCAGTTGCAGTGAATATTCACGATCATAACACCTATGACGGAGTAGTTCATAATCAAGTAGAACGTCATAATAGAAGAAAGCATAATCTCAATCGAAAGAATTCGCACGATCCTACCTATAGTAGAGAGTTCTTTAATGAACACTTCTTACCCAATTATGTTAACACAGCCAATGATGATGTGTTTGCCTTTACTGTTTCTAATCTAGGGCAGGAATTTGTACTAGACTTACTGCAAGCTACATTGCCGGATACAGATTTCTTGGCGTTTAACCCAACTAACTTATGGGATAAGTTGCACACTGAAAAATATTATTATATTGACCATCATCAAAGTCATGCTGCTTATGCATTTCTAAGTTCAGGATTCGCTGAATCAGATATTTTAGCAATTGATGGTAGGGGCTGGCAATTTAATTGTATTTTTGTTGACAAGCAAGGCACTATTACAAACTTGTCTGAAAAAATGTCGATAGGCGGCTTGTGGAACAGGCTGGCGCAGGATCTTGGATTTGGATATCTTGATGCAGGCAAAGTAATGGGCCTAGTAGGGTATGGAGAATACAACGAAGAAGTCTATACAATGATTCATGAGTATTTGAAAACTCCCAATCATAGACTGCCTGGTAATGCAAAAGAAATTCTAAAACGGATCCCTAAAGAAAATGTAGCATTCACACTACAGTATGTGACTATTGAAATTGTTAAGAAATTTGTATACCCTCTTAAAACATCAGATAATCTATGCATTGCTGGAGGAGTTGCTTATAATGGATATATGAACGAAGAATTTACAAAACATTATGTAAATGTTCACGTTCCACCTGCTGCAGGCGATGAGGGACAATCAATTGGAACATATATGCATGCCGACTATGTTCTAAATAAAAACATTCATATACCCAATGTATATGCAGGAAAAGAGTATACTGTCAACCCTGAAATTTTTAAGGGATTGACCTATCAACAAAAGCCAATGGACGAAATCTATGTTGAGGTAGCCGATGCCATTGCCAACGGTGATATTGTTGGATGGTTTCAAGGTAAAAGTGAGTCGGGCAATCGAGCATTAGGTAATAGAAGTATTTTAGCTGATCCTAGAAACCCAGATATCAAAACTATTATTAATAGTCGTATTAAAATGCGTGAAGACTTTAGACCTTTTGCTCCCAGTGTGTTAGAAGAACATTACAAAGACTACTTTGATACTAATCAACCTAGCCCGTTTATGTCGAGGATCATGCCTGTGATATCAGATAAGATTCCGGGAGTAACACACGTAGACGGTACCGCAAGAATTCAAACTGTTAATAAAGAGTTTAATCATAATTATTATAATCTGATAAATGCCTTTTATAAAGTCACCAGAATTCCAATGCTGCTCAACACCAGCTTTAACTGTCAAGAGCCTATTGTGGAAACACCCGAACATGCTGTAAATACATTTAAAAAATGTGGGCTAGACATGTTAGTAATAAATGACTATGTAGTAAAAAAATGATCGATACTGAAGACCTAGAGTTTGTTGGAAATGTTTTACATTTACAGAATAATGCTTCTGTAGACTTGTCTTTACTAAAAAACATCCTGTCTACTATGAGAGATAATCCAGAGCTAGCACATGACATCAAGGACTCATTTGGTAGAAATCAATTTGCAGCCAAATCACTGTTAGTAGATCTAATAGACCAAATGGAATGTTTAGATAGCGAATCTGAAGTGGTTATATTTGGTTGTTGGTATGGTAGCGTTATTATACCTAAATTGGCCAAGAGAGTAAAAAGTATCTACGGTATTGATCTTGATAAACAAGTGATACATATTGCAAAGAATAAATTTTGGAAGGATAACTCTAAAATTAAACTGATCGAAGGAGATGCGTTTGCCAGCTTTCGAAAAAATTATGGCACAGCCAAGCTGTTCATAAATACTTCGTGCGAACATATGCCCGCAATGAAAGATTGGCCTAGTTGGTCAAAAGTAAGTGACGATGCATATTTTGCATTTCAATCTAATAATATGTATGGCATTCAGGGACATATTAATTGTGTTGATACTATAGAGGATTTTAAAAAACAACTGCCAGCACATGCTGAAGTTTTACATCAAGAAGAATTAACTGACGATCGAGGCACTAGATTTACACTTGTAGGCAAGATATGGTCAAACCAGGCTATTCAAGAAAGAGATTTACCAAAACTACAGAAAGCAGCAGAGATAGAAGCAAGACGTCTTAAGAAAGAAGCAGAAGAAGAAGCAAGACGTCTTAAGAAAGAAGCAGAGATAGAACGGCGTGTTGCAAAAGCAGCAGAAGAAGAAAAAAGGTGGTGGGCAAAAGCAGTAGAGATAGAAGAAAGACGTCAGATCAAGCTACAAGAGATAGAAGCAAGACGTCTTAAGAAAGAAGCAGAAGAAGAAGCAAGACGTCTTAAGAAAGAAGCAGAGATAGAAGCAAGACGACAGATTAAGTTAGAGGAAGAGCTGAAGCGGCAACAAAAACGAAAGTTAGAGGAAGAGCTGAGGCAACAAAAAAAGTTGTTAGAACAACAAAAAATCAAAAAAAAGGAAATTGATATGGCAAATGATTTAAAAGAAAACGGAACACTAGATCAGTCTCAGACAAAAATGCTGGAATTTATTAACGGCCTATCTATCTTGGATGACAAATCTGAGATAGTTGTGTTTGGATGTAAACATACGGTTGAACTAATGACCACATTAGCTGAAGGCAAAAAAAGAGTGTCAGGCTTTGACAGCGACGATTCTTTAGTTAGATCGTTAAAACATAACGTACTCGAACAGTATTCTAATATAGAAATTATTGATGCTGACGTAATTACTAAAAATGCAAAACGATTCGAAGATGCAGATCTAACGATTAATACCATATGCGAACACATGCCGCCTATGAATGAATGGGAATCTTGGAAGAGATTCAAAACAGGATCACACGTTGTATTCCAATCAAATAATTCATCTAACAAAGATGGACTTACTAATTGTGTCACTTCCCTAGATGAATTCAAAACACAACTTCCACTAAATGTAGAAGTAATGTTTGAAGACGAATCGGAACATGAAAAAGGCACTAGATATACTATTATTGGCAAAATAACTGCTTAATCTCAGTTTACAATTAATAATGTGTTCAAGTACCAGCATTTCTGCTGGTACAACACTACCATTTTTATTTTGGAACAAAACTTTTAATTCCTAATAAATACTTGATGCGAATATTTGAAGTTATCCAAAATAAAGAATTAGACGAAGAGCCCGCAAGCCGAGCTCTTTGCACATCAGGCAAGCCAAATGCTGCTTTAGGTGCCAGTCAACTGGCTAGCTGCAAGAGTCAGGGCTATCGTGGTCGACACGGTAATAAATCACACAAGATTGGCAATGAACGCACCACAGTAAAAGGCAAAAGAATCAAGGGCAAGAAATATGGCGGCCCACTTCCAGACTGGAGTTGATCTAGATGCATAGAATCGGAAAAGGAGATCTGTTAATAGCTCCTCCTAATATGAGCGATTCGAGATTCGACAAAAGTGTATTATTAGTTACTCGTAATACAAATCAAGGATCGTTGGCACTTTGTGTGAATCGACCAACAAGCCATTCAATAAACAGCGTCCTTAAAGAAATAAACATAGAACTATCGCAAAATTTTAATCTCTATTGGGGAGGCCCAGTAGGACTTAACACAGTTTGGATGTTACACGACAGTAATTGGAAGATGGACTCGACTCACAGGGTCAATGCCGATTGGTCGGTGACCAGCAATGTTGGTATGTTTCATCATCTAGCCGACAACGATTACCCAGAGCGTTTTAGAATATTCTTTGGACAGAGCAGTTGGGGACCGGGACAACTTGAAGGCGAACTGCTAGGCGATCCACCGTGGAGCAGACAACAAAGTTGGCTAACGCTAAAAACACCTGACCCAGTTTGGCTTTTAGAAACTAATACTAAAGAAATGTGGATAGACTCTACACAGCTATGCGGAGAACAGGCCACTGACAGTTGGATGGCCTAGATGCAACTCCGCAGTACTAGGGATAGCAAATATCTCTATATTGATTGGTGGTTAATGAATCACTGCAATTACAATTGCAGTTACTGTCCTGATATTATAAAAAGTGGTAGCATTGACTTGCCAAACATAGAACACTGTTTGGAATTTGTTAATCAAGTTAATAATTTTGCCAAAACTCTAGGCAAGACCTGTAGTTATTATTTTACAGGAGGCGAAGTTACGCAATGGCCATGGCTTGTGGATTTAATAAAACATATCAAAACAAAAAACAGTAGTGTATGCATAAGAACTAATGCCAGTATTCCTATTGCAGAATGGCAACGGCTGTTGGATACAGTTGATAGCATCAATCTAGAAGTGCATTCAGAACATACACCTATCAGTCATTTTATGCTTTGTTTATATGCCGCTAAAAAGAAAAATGTAAACGTGAGTATAACAGTGAGTATGTTGCCGGACCGCTGGCAAGAACTAGAAGATACTATTACTAAAATAAAAAAAATGTGGCCGGATCAATCCGTTCATAGAAAGATGCTGTTTGAAGATCCTGCTATCAACAAACAGCCTATGGAATACAAACTGGAACACACAATAAAATTAAAACGCCAACACGAAAATTTGATTTATGTTAATGATCATGGTGAAGAAGAATTTACAGATTTTCAAACTTTAATTTTGGAAGGTAAAAATAAGTTTCAAAATCAAACGTGTCAGGCAGGCATTGAACAACTGATCATTGATGCTTGGGGCCGTATAAAAAGAGGCCACTGTGGTCAAGGTGGCCTCATTGGAAAACTAGGAATAGAATTTACAGGAGTTCAGGTGCCTGTAATTTGCAAAGCTGATGCCTGTCGCAACGGCTTTGACATACACGCTACTAAACAGTAATTCCTTCTCGTTCGAGTGCTTCACGCAGGGCTCGTTCAACTAATTGATTAAAAGTGATATCTTGTTCGTGTGCCAGTTTCATATAGATAAGAAGTTCTTGATCGGAAAACTCCATAGGAACACTTACACGAGTATCGTAGTCTTCGCCTGCTCGAATAGCTAGACACTTTTGAATAAAGTCGTCGTCTACGTCCAAATCAACATAGTCAACATCGTCCCAGGCATTGTCTTTGTCAATGTCTCTCTTCTTGGCTTCTTTACGATTCTTTTTTTGAAAGTCTGGATTAATCATACGATAGGCACGATCATGTACATAGTCGTGAGCCTGTACTTCATAAACCACTTGAGTCTTGGTATCAAAGATCACAGTAAAGCTATGACCATCTTGCTCCCCGTTCCACGAATCTAGTGCATAAGCATCGGAACCGTAGCATTGCCACATATAGTCGCTACCTTCTGTAATGCGATAGCCTACCAATTCCATCCATTCTTTCATTGTAATCATTTCTTGTCCTTTAGGTAATTAAAAACACAGTTGCAAATAAAGAAATAACAAATACCACACTCATCATTGAAGTGAATATAGTCGTTGCCAATCCTCCCTCGGTCTTGTACATAGCCAGACCTGTTGTTATAGTAAAAAACATCAAGGATATAAACCATACGCTGATGAATATTTCTTTGTAAGTCATAGTTTTTCTCCACAATGTGGACACAGTTTGGTATTGGCATTACGCATTTCCTTCAGTGTCCGATTTAGTTTCTTGGCATCAGCCAGCTGACTTTTAATCAACTTACGATTTCGTTCGCTTTTGGCCTTACTTAATTCTTCTTTAAGGTGTAGCTTCATTTTATTCAAGCGACCTTCAAAGATTTCAATAAAGCCCGTTATGCCCGGACTAGAGCTTGCTGGGGTACCGCTCATTCTTCAACTCCGAAATGTTCCCGAATCTCCTCGTAAATGTCCAATGCATCGTGTTCGGCGGCAACATTGGCACATTCCCGAACAATCAACTCGGCGAACTTTTGACACTCTGGCATGTCCCAGTGTCCAACACCAAACATATCCGTTGTGTATCCAGCCTGTTCAGCAAGTTTTTGAATTCGTTCGTTCATACAATTACTGCTTGCTCTATGGCTCGTTCATCCCAGATCTTGTAGCTATGATTCTTGCGCACCCAATTGGCAAAGCTCTGAGCATCTGTGGTAAACCAATCTTGGATGTCTGTTTTTGTAATGTCGTCATTGCTGGTGAATACGTAGATTTCATAGTGGCGATGACCGTTAGCTTGAGCTCGGAGTTTTAGCGATTGAATACTAAAGCTCATAGGCTTTTCAACCCGCTTGCTTTGTTTGATTGAATCAAACAAATGGCCTTTGGCCCAATTGTCGGGATGATGTTCTGTGATCTCTTCAAAGAACTCCACACCATGCATATCCCAGCTAACAATATAATAACGCATTTTTAATACCTAACAATCAACGATATGTTACATTGCCCACAACAGCACCCGGCTTCTGTAATGCTTCGGCTCGACGCTTCTTATATTCTTCGTTGTCTACTTCCATTAGTTTAAGCTCACTGATTGGAACAGCTTTAGATTCAATTGCCACAGGCTTTGCTTCCGGAACAACTACTGAAACAACTTTGGATTGGGACTTACCGAGTTCTTTATCAATCATCGAGTCTTCGTCTTGTTTCTTAGAATCTCGTTGCTCTTGCTGACGTAACAATTTATTAGCATCGCCTACGGGATATCGAACCAATACAAATGTTCTGTATCCGCGATTCTCTGCTTGAATCTTGCTGTCTTCTAAATGGTGACCAGTGATAGCAGTTTCAATAATATTCTTTCGAATAGTTATACTGGTATAATCACTATTGACTGTGCCGGCAGTGTCTTTACGTTGCTGTCTAGTTGCGGCATCAATAACACCGTTTAGCTTAGAAGCCAACTGATGTTGAGCATCCAACAAGGCTTTGGCCCGACTCATAGACAAGTCTGAACTAAGGCCAGTACCAGTTATAAACATATACTCGTCTGTGCTAGCAGGAGCCTTAACGTACCAGGGCGGTACATCGATAGTCAACGGAGCTTCAATTTTGCCCGGTGCAGGCAACACCTGAACTTCTTTAACTGCCGGTGTCGGACTTGAGATCTTTGTCTCTGCGGGTTTAGTGGTACTGCATCCTGCAAGAATTGCAGTAGCGATTAGTGTTAATGCCAACGACTTTTTCATTTTGCCATCTCCTGTGAGTGTGTTTTAACTGTGTCTACGCCCTTGTCAAGCATACGAGCAATGCCGGAGAATCCAACAGTTGCTAGTATAAGTCCAAAGACTGTGCCTATAATAAAGTTTCTCATATGAGCCTTTCTGTGTGTGATGTTAATATTATAACGTGAAACTTACCACTTGTCAACCACTCGCCAAACCTTTTGATCGGGGCTTCGACATATGATTCCTTGATGCATATCAATTTTTCCAATATTTGGATTAGATTCAATAAACCATTTACAAAAACTACCTCGGTATCTAAATACATTTTTGTAGGCAGGATGCACTTGAACTTCACTTTCCCAAACCAAATCACCTATAGACACAGAGGCCTTTTGTTTGGGTTTGGGTTCATCTGTACAAATCAATTCTTGACTGCCTGTAATTTTGGTACCACTTACAGATTCCAAAATACTCACACGTCCGGAATTCAATGCTTTGGCACAGATAGTATCCAAACTGTCATTGACACTGCCAATTTCCTCACCTTGAGCAGTGTGCCATTTGTTGTTGATATAGGCTCGAAACGTGATGCGGCACAAGTTCTTACCGTTGCCTTCGGGCAACACTTTTCGTTCTACGTCTGCAATCTGTTCAATTGATGCAGTCAGTTTGCTCACGGTAGACGAACGAGTATAACACTCTGCCTGCACAGTTGCGGCAGAAAGCAATATCAAACTGGTTAGAATCCTTGACACTGTGTTCTTATTGTCCATAAGACTACCTTTGCTGACTGTGTTCGTTGTATAGCAGTTTGATTGCCGGATATTGTAGCAAACGTCCCCTGCCAAGTAGGGTTTTCAATCTGCGGATTAGAAATTATCGCTTCTAGGTCTGCTGACATCATGTGTCCATATCTACAATCAACCTGAAGCGGTTGTATTGCGTGATTGGGACTGGCACTGTTATGCTGTGCAGTTGCACAGCCAGATAACAATAGAACAAGTAATAGTGGTTTCATTCTCTACTCAATCTGCTCCAAACTAGGAACTCTTTAAAAGCATTATAAACTGTTTCTGCTTCTTTGTCATCCATTGGGACTTTTGTTCCGCGAACATAAAAACCATCGTCAGCTACCTTCAGCATCTCAGTACCTCCTGCAACGCAGGTGATAGTGTTAGGATTGAGTTCACCAACTGTTAATTCTTTGGATGATTCTTTGCCCCAATTATTCATTACATTCTGTAATGGTTGAAAGTTATAACTGCTCATCGTGCTAATCCTGAAATAAGAACTTCTCGTTCGTGCATATGGGCTACAGGCTTGAGCCATCCTGCATTGATAGCTGTGATAAAGATACTTTTGTATTCAGCAGGACAATTATTGCTAATTTCAAATCCTGCTCGAGGACTGGTCATAAATCCGTCGATGATAGTAAATTCCGGATCACCGGGTCTAAAAGTTTTTATAAAACTCTTACTGGCAGTAATGTTAACAGTCATTTGTGGCTGTCCTTGATAGTGGTAAAAAGTTGTTGTTTTTCCGTTTTGTATTTGACCCAGCTTTCCTTAACTTGATCCCAAACACACCATTTGCCAGTCCAAATGAACAGCACAATCATAGGAATAGCAAATAGATATAGATCATAGGGTTTGGGTGCAAACACACCGGCCCCTGCAAAGAACGAACCAATGATAAAACCTTTTTGCCAGATTTCCCATTTACACCATTGCCAACTAATAAACTCTAGAATCTCTTTCATTAGATCTTCTCTCCTGCCTTGAAGCCACGAAAGCGTAGGAAGCGAGGAAAGCGCAAACTGTAGGTGCCGTCTTGATTCTGTGTGACAGCATCGGCACGTACTTCTACTACCTGCCCCACCACTGTATCACGTTCTTGCCAATAAGAATCACGATCCCCATCACTAAAACCACTACCCACATTGACGCAAATTGTCTTACCATCATCGACACCCTCGCAGACCAAAGCACCAAGACGGCCAATATTTCTTCCGGTACCTTCTTCCACGGATGTGATCGAAAGACTAACTTCGATAAAGGGCTTTTGTTTGAGCCACGAAACAGATCTTTTACATTCATATTTGGCATCCGGATCCTTAATCATTATACCTTCAAAACCTTCTGCGACCATTTTCTTGTTGTAGTCCTTGTATTCGATCTCTCCCAAGAACTCGTCAAGATTAACTTCAATCTGCGGAATGATCTCAACGCATCCACTGTCTGCAAAGATGTTAGCCCAATTCTTTAGCAGATTAGAACGTCGACGTTGTCCCATCACACTCTTGCCAGCTTTAAACTCTACAAGTGGAACAGCATCGAACAAACACAAGCGGGCATCCTGTGCCTGAACATTGCTTTTTCTATGAACCTGTTTCATAAGGTCCTGGAATGAATGACTAACAACCTCACCATCAAACACCATACTGCGACCAATCTCTTCGATGTAGCCTTCTAGGTAGCTAGTGATGTGAGCAAAGTTTTCAAGTACTTTACCGTTACGTGTGTACATAGTAACAGTTTTAGATTCGTAGTCTACCACAGTGATAGCACGAACACCGTCGAGCTTGGGCTCAAGTAGTTTCTTGCCTGTGATCTTCTTTTCGTGGTTGGCTCCGTCGTGTGCCAGCATGCATTCAAACACAGGTACAGATGCAATGGTCTTGCCCTTGAGTACCTTGTTGACTGTTTTCTCGCTGACACCGCAACGTAGGTCTTTGATCAGTATGCGACGATACCAATCGTTCCATTGACCTTGCGTAGACACATCCATAGCCAATTGAATAGCATCACGAGCATCGTGTCCTGTAAGTTTGCGGCGATAGAGACTGTCTGCAAGTTCCACAAAGTTAGTCCAGCTAAGACCTTGTCCTTCATCTTTGTCTTTTGTAGGAACCTGCTTGACTCCAAAGGTGTATAGGCCATCCAGTGCCATACGCAGTCCTTCGAAGAATTCTTCTAGACCTTCTTCAACGGCAGCTTCGAGTATCTGTTCTTTGTTAATGCGGCTATTGTGTATTTCCAATTGCCGAATAAGGTATTCTGGTTGCGTTCGCAAAATCTACTCCTAGTTGTTTACTGTGCTACTAGTATAGCACCATAGGAGAGTTTTGTCAATCAGTTTCTATGAATAGCGTTGGATGTGATTGAGCAGGATTGGATCGATCTGTAAATCGTTCGCTCATTTTGGCAAACATCTTGGCGTCACGCTCTATGAGAATGCAGTCTCGTCCTGTGTTCTTTGCCGCGATACCGGTACTGCCCGATCCTGCAAATGTATCCAAAACAACATCGCCTGGATTGGTACACAGTTCAATAAAGTATTCCAATATCTCCGTGGGCTTTTGTGTAGGATGGATTTTGTCTTTGCCCAATCCTCCACTGTAGGTAATGGTATTTGGAATGATTGCCTGCACCTTGCCGTTGCTTTGTTTACGACTGAGAATCATTGCTTCGGCTTCTCGTTTGGCATCTGCAAAGATGGCATCCAAACTGCGATTACCCAGTCCGTCTTTGACTTCTCTGTAGACAATGCTGGATACCTTGTCTGCCACAGCATATCGATCAACAATACTGTTTAGATCTGTGTCACTGTTAAATGTTCTCTTGCCTCCTGGCTTGATGCCCCAAAGTATATACTCACAACCACTGACAGGATTAACGTGTCGATTGAACGGAACTGCCGCAGGCTTCTTCCAAGACCAAACACGTTTTGGTTCGAACCCTGTATCGGCCATAACTTTCCAAAGATAGCTGACATATTGGTCACTGATAAACACAGCAAAGGATCCACCTTTGCGTACTTTCTTATACCACATCTCACTCCACTGTGTTAGCTGGAACAAGAACTGTTCGTGTGTGACAGCATCCCAATCTTCATCAAAGCTCTCACTGAATTTTTGACTGTGGATGGTGTTTTTGTTTTCACCCGTTTCTTTGTCAATCCAAACAGGTTTGGCACCGTCATTGGATATGTTGTAGGGAGGATCTGTTAAGAGAAAATCAACAGAAGCATCTTTGATTTGATCTGCAATTTCGGTACAGTCGCCGTGAATAAGAGTAGTCATACTATAATTATAGCACGATTAATCTAAAAGAGCAATGAATCCTGGAAGGTTGTTGCCCGGAATGTGGCTAGGTGCGTGATATTGAAATTGGAATTGTAATGTGCTAAACGGTTTGGTAACCAAACTCATTGTGCCGTCTTTGCTAACAGTGATATGTCCAATCACAGCATCGGCCTTGTTTACAATGTCGGTCATCATTGTTCTGTATTTTTCAGCGTTCTTGCCGCCTTTGACATAATTGAGAAGACCAACACCTAGCGAATAGGTAATAATATCAGCAGCAGCTTTAAATGGATTAGCACGGAAACTTGCATATCCGGCTGCCTTTTCTCGAGGAGAAGAACTTTTCTTTCCGCTACCTAAATAGAATTTACCATCTGCCGGCATCCCAACAAATTTGGTTCCGCCACTGTCTGAAGCTGTGAACACATCTAATGATAAATTCAAAAAGTCACGATAGCTTTCAACACTGCCATCTCGCCAATTGAACGTACTGGCACGTCTAAATAGACTAGCAAAGTCGTCAAAGCTGCCAAACTTCCTAACAGCTTCTTTGTATTCTTTGATATTGGCTTTGGCCGCCGCTTTGATAATCTTGTCTACATTCTTGCCGCCGGCACTGGGATGAAAAGCCTTTAATACTTCAAAGTGTTTTTTAGACTCTTTGTCGTCGGCAATAGTAGATTCATACTTGTCCATTAGATTAGAAATGGATCTAAAACTAGTACCCGAACCAGTTAGTGCCTTAATGCTAAGATTCATTCCCGGAATCTTAACATCAACTAGAGGTTCATTGCCTTTTGGTAATTCTGCTTTCTGTCCAGGCTCAAGAATCAAAATAGGAGCAAGGATTTCTCCGAAATCTTGACTTACTGTTCCAAGATAAGGAGAAATGTGTGCCATCAATTCTGGAGCAATTGGGTTTTTTCCACCTGCGGCTGCACTATCTACTAAGGCAATGAGTGCATCAGCTAGCACAGCATCTCTTTTTCTAATCTTAGATTCTACAGCTTTCTTAGTATCGTTGATTAATTCTTCCTTGTCGAAGAATCCACCAGCAATGCCTAACCCTGTAGGAGTTAGTTCTTTCCTAGCAAGCCCAACAGATGATTCGTCGTCACCTTTAACACCCTTCATACCAATAACAACAGTATAAAGTTCTCCGGCCTTTTCAAAACTATGTGCAGGAAAAGAACTACTAGCAGTAGACTGTGTAGTATCTGTTGCTCCTGTAGCAGCTCCAAATGCAGTCATTGCCTGTTTCAATGCAGCCAGCGAGATGCCTCTAGCTCTAATGGAACTAACCTGTTTAGTACCGCCTGCATTTTGCACAGAAAACTTACCATCTGGTAGTTGTTGTTGTAGAAATGCCGCGGCAGCTTTTAGATTTTTATTGTCTGCATAATTTGGTTTTACCTTGTCCGCAGGATGTGGTTGTTTAGTTTGGTCTGCAGGTGCTTCTGGTGCAGGTTGTACAGATGGCTCAACAGCGGGCTGTTCAGCACCGGGTGCTATAGGTGGTTTTGGTTTGGCTTCAGACAATTCGAAAAATCTCATAGTAATATTTAGCCCAAATAGTTGGACCAGCTAGGATGCTGTAGGTGGAACCCACGTTTTTTGCGTTTTTCAACTAGATCCCAAAAATGCGGCTTGTAGGGCAGATGTTTTGGTTTCATTTTGGTACTTGCGGCCTTGCGATAGTTGCAGGTCTTGCAGGCAGTGGCTGAGTTTTCCCAAGTGGTCTTTCCACCCTTGCTCACAGGCAGAACGTGATCTAGTGTTGCATTTTGTTCAGTCACTTGAACTCCACAATACTGGCAACAGTATTCGTCTCTTAGGAAAATGTTGCGTTTGCTTAGGCGAATTGAACTCTTTGGTTTTTGATATTCTCTAAGCATGACAATAGCGGGCACACGAGTACTCCATCGAGCAGAGTGAACTACCCAATCGTCGTACCATTCTAGTACCTCAACTTTGTCCAGCACGAGATATCGTACGGCTTCTTGCCAGTCTACTGTACTCAATGGTAAAAGACTGACCGGCTGCATATCTGCGTTTAATAATAATGTACTCATTTGATCTTCAAATCCAAAAATTCTCGTAGTCAAGTATTTAAGTTGTTTCACTATTATATACTCAGATTACTTGCAAAGCAAGACAAATTTGTATAAAATATATGATACAGCAAATTTATAAAGGGATTAGTTAATGTTAGTACCAATGGTAATTGAATCATCTAGTAAAGGCGAACGGGCCTACGACATCTACAGTCGCTTGCTTAAAGAACGCATCATCATGCTAAATGGTCCTGTGGAGGATCAAATGGCCAATATTATTGTAGCACAACTACTGTTTTTGGAAAGTGAAAATCCAGACAAAGACATCAGCCTGTTTATCAACAGTCCTGGCGGAGTTGTCACAGCAGGTATGAGCATCTATGACACCATGCAGTTTATCAAACCCGATGTATCAACTTATGTTATGGGACAGGCCTGTTCAATGGGATCATTGTTGGCCACTGCCGGAGCCAAAGGCAAACGTTTTATGTTGCCCAATGCTCGACACATGATACATCAGCCCAGCGGTGGCGCACGTGGACAAGCCACCGATATGCAGATTCAAGTTGAAGAGATTATTAAAATGAAAAAGAGTTTGACTGAAATCTATGTCAAGCACAACAGCCAGGGCAAAACTTTTGCACAGATGACTGCTGATATGGAACGAGACAAATTTATGAGTGCCGACGAAGCATTGGCCTACGGACTCATCGACAAAATTATAACGGAGAGATAATGAACTTACAGACATTGGGTAAAATAGACAAGGGTTGGGGATTTGAATTGGTATTTGCCAACAACGACAAATACTGCGGCAAGCTATTGGTATTTGAACGTGCAGGTGCCAAAACCAGTTTGGTGTTTCACAAAGAAAAAGCCAAGAGTTGGTTTGTGAATGCAGGCAAGTTCAAAGTTAAATTTATTGATGTGGCTACTGGAGAAGTAAAGGAAGCTGTGCTAGAAGAAGGACAGACTGCTGACTTTGGGCAGTTAGGGCCACATCAAGTAGAATCTCTAGTGGCCAACAGTGTGATATTTGAAGTTGGCACTGGAGACTATGCGGAAGATCGTTTTAGACTTGCGCCCGGTGATACTCAAAATGCAAAATCCGTCGTCAAAGATTAAATGGACCTCTGATGTTCCGCCAGTGCAGGACTCAGGTTCTAGTGTCCAAGGAATACCATTTTACGATAATAAAAACATTGCCCCTAAGTGTGTTATAGGCCTAGACCGTGATGGGGTTATTAATGTTGATCGTGGAACATATACCTTTCGTCCGGAAGACTTTATACCTATCCCTGGTAGCTTAGAAGCCATGGCCAAGCTACGAAGAGAGGGTCATAAAATTGTTGTTATCACTAACCAGTCCGGAATTGGAAAAGGATTGTACACTTCAGCCGATGTTGAACGTGTGCATGAACATATGTTTCAATTATTGGGGCAGGCAGGATGCCTTAGCATAGACGGATTGTTTTATAGCAACACTAATTTAAGAAGTGATATATTTGCTAAACCAAATATTGGAATGTTTAAACGATGCGAAGACGAAATCAAACATATTAAATTTAATAAAGGATATTTTGTAGGTGATAAAATGTCTGATCTCAAAGCAGCACATAAAATTGGCGCAATACCTGTGCTGGTACGAACTGGCTACGGTCTAGAAACAGAAAAAGAATTAGACAAGTGGACCTATCGAGATATCAAGAGCAAGACCAAGGTGTTTGATGATCTTGCAGCATTTGTAGAATCAATAAGTCTTGTTAAATGATGCTTGAAGAGCAGTAATTAGATCTTCGATCATGCCATCATCGTGAAACGGAGTGGGAGCAATACGTAACCGCTCTGTGCCTACGGCAACTGTAGGTGAATTAATAGGCTGGATGTAGATGTTATGCTCGTTTAACAACTCATCACTGATGGCCTTACAACGAACAGCTTCTCCAACCAGTATGGGCACAATGTGTGTGGTAGTACATTCCATCGCAGGCATACCTGCCACACTTAAACGATGCTTTAGTTTGCGAGCCCGTTCTTGATGTTTGTCACGCAATTCATTGTGATCCTTTAGGTACTTGACCGCAGCCAACGCACCAGCACAGGCCACAGGACTCATTGATGTGGTAAAGATAAAGCCCGCAGCTACTGAACGGATGGCGTCAATGACTTCTACATCGGCAGCTATATAGCCACCTTGGACTCCATAGGCTTTCCCTAATGTACCATTGACTATGTCAATACGGGATTGTAGCCCAAGTTCTTCAACTTTCCCACCACCGTGGGGACCATAGAGTCCTACCGCATGAACTTCATCGATATATGTTATAGCACCATAACGATCTGCTAGGTCGCAGATCTCTTTGATGTGTCCAACATCGCCATCCATTGAGTAAACTGATTCAAATACTATACAGGGCACGTTTCCTGTGAGCTGTATACTGGTTAATATATCTTCTAGGTGATCGAGATCGTTGTGACGAAACACAGTCTTTGGCGCACGGCTGTGTACCATACCGATCACTAGGCTGTTGTGATTCTCACTGTCACTTACAAAATGTATGTTAGGTATAATCTTGCTCAGTGCAATCAAGGTCCACTCATTGGCCACATAGGCTGATGAAAACAGCAGAGCCCGGGCCTTGTTGTGCAAGGTGGCCAGTTCGTGTTCCAGTGCCACGTGATAGTGGCTGGTACCTGCAATATTGCGAGTGCCTCCACTGCCTGCTCCTGTGTGATCTAGCGCAGTGTGCATGGCATCTAGTACAACTTTATGCTGACCCATACCTAGATAATCATTGCTGCACCAGTTGGTGATGGTTTTGATGTTGTAGGGTCCGTACCACATGGCTGAAGGGAACTTGCCCTTTTCGCGTATGATATCGTTGAACACACGGTATTTTCCCGTGTCTTTGAGTGTTTTAAGCAGAGCATTAAAGGGAACTTTATTAATCATAACTTTATTTACACTATAAATATCCATAGTTGGATATTACTAAACTTGATGTGCTTATCTGTTTAGTCGAGTCCGTAAAGAAGATTTAGGAGACCAATGACATTACCAGATGAAAGATGTCGTTCAGTGACTGAACTAGACGATCAAGAATTCATGCGATTGATAGCCGTACTGAGAGACTTGGTAGATGTCGGAGGCACCGATGGGCTGAAGCTGAATTGGCATGTGCAGGCCTTTGAGTCTCGCAAGCGTTGGCAACCCACAGTGGCGCATATTACTGACTTTTTAATGCACTGCCAACCACGCCACACCCATTTGCTGCTGATGGGCAGCAGTGCGGGTTGGATGATGCCCACGGCATGGCTTACCCAGTTCAAGCAAATTGATGCCTACGACTTAGATCCACTCGCCCAACACTTGTTTAATTGGCGGCATGGACCTGCGCTGCACAAAAGCAACACGCAAATCACTCACCACCGCCAAGATGCTATGGCGCTTTTGCCTGAAATACTAGCAACACATCCTCAAGCCAGCATCTGGTTTGACAACATGCTGGGGCAACACCTCTACCGCATACGTGATCAAGTGCAAGTGGAACAAGATCTCCGCGCACTCAAAACCACATTAAAGGGGCGCGATTGGGGCAGTGTGCATGATTTGCTGTCGGGCCCTACACAACAAGATGCACACATGCAAGCTGTGCGTCAAAACGTATGTCCACGCTATATAGACGCCACTTACAGCCAGGGCTTGGCGCAAAGCCTGCAGGCACAAGGCATTTGGTGTGACCATCTCACTTCACATGTGTTTGTAGACCATGCACCTACCACGCTGATACCTTGGGAATTCAAACCCCACTATTGGCATTGGTTGCAAGCGGGTTGGCAAGCACCAACATAAAAATCAATAATTAAAGGAACTGTTCCGTAGATGAAAAGCAATAAATAACTGACTATGGATATAATTAAATTAGATGTGCCTTTGTTTATACGCCTGCTTGAGCTGGCTCGTGAAGACGTCAAACAGGATGCTGATCTGCACGATGTTGCAGAAGCTGTGATCAAATTATCACAAGAGGGTGTTGTTACTATGGCTGACTATGATCAAATCGTAGGTTTTATGCAAAAGCAAGGTGATCCTGCAAAAGAACCAGCTGTTAACGATGACATTCGCAGATTCCGTCAGATTGTCGATCTTGCTGATAAACAGCAGACAGAGTATTCTAATAATCCCAAAGAAGAATATGCCAGTATAGAAAGTGTAACTACAGGAGCAGGCGGCGGACTTAATGGTCCAAAGCACCCAGATGATATCAGAGGTAATAGTTTTTCAATTTATAGGAAAGCATAATGGCTGATATTAACTATTGGGGACTCACAGGAACAAAACGCAGCGTTACCGGAATCACTCTAGCCACTGCCACAGTTGATACACTAATCACTGCCATTGCCGCAGACGAAGGACTACCAGCAGATTATTATCACTGGAGTCTTTTAAGAGATCCCAGTAAAAACAGCATTACCTTTGGTGATAGTTCTACAAAGTTATCAGCAATGGGTGTTGTCGATGGAGATACTGTGTTGTGTACTCCTCAACAAAATGAATCTAAACAAGAACGGCAGCTAAGAAAACTATACATTGCTCAGGCAAAAAAACAAGCATTTGGCGACGTTACTAAACCTTACTATCGTGTAAACAACACTTTTGATATCACTCTATTACCGGACACCTATGCCACTGACGCAGATGATAACGCCAATACCGGAGGATTGTTACAAGGCCGCCCTTGGGTAAACTATGCAGGCATTGCATTTGCACCAAATATCTGGCGCACAGACTACGAACTCTACTTCAACGATACGCCTTCATTCTTTGCCACAGCCGCATTGAAGGCCGCACCTAACGACTACAACGGCACTGATACAACTATCAGCGAACCAACCTTATTAAACAACACCAGTATTGAATACAAGGGTTACTTTCTTGCTACTTATACTGGAACACATACTTTTTATCTAAACTCAGATGATGGCAGTTGGTTATGGATTGGACCAACGGCATTAACTGGATTTACCACTGCCAATGCCTTGGTGCAGAACGGTGGCTTACATGCTCTCAGTGAGGTTAGTGCTACCATAAGTTTAGTTGCTGGCACATACTATCCTATACGTATACAGTTTGGCAATGGTCCTTCGGGTCCTGGACAACTATTTGCCAGTTACGCACACTCAGGACAGGCCAAGACACAAGTATGGACCGGCAAAGTTTTCTACAATACTGCCACTAACGGATTCTAATTAATGGCATTCAATCCTAACGATCAACCGGTAAACACTTCGGACTACGTGCATCCTAGGGATCCTCATCTCCATAGGATTGAAAATGCCATGGAGTATGATGTAGCTGGTAAACCAGTTCTGCGTGTTGACATTGGAAGCGATATCAATATCAACGGCGATGTTAACATTCCCGGTACGGTTACAGTTAACTCAACACCAGCAGATCCCGTTCACACCCACATTACAGAAGTAGGTACCAGCGGTGAATTGACCACTGCTTACTTGCCCGTAGGCGGCACAGTTACCGTAAATCAACCTGTGGCAGTAACAGACAACAACGGTAGTTTAACAGTAGACGGTAGTGTATCAGTATCTAACTTTCCCGCTACTCAAGCAGTAACAGGTACATTCTGGCAGGCAACACAACCAGTTAGTATCGCCTCACTTCCAGAAGTAGAGATCAAGAACGACGCAGGCAATCCAATAACAGTTACAGGCAGTGTGACTACTATTGGTGGTAGTGCTCAAGGTAAACTATGGACCATGCAGATTGCACAAGGATTGATTGCCGGACATACTGTAGAACAAGTTACAGGATACAATCCCTCTACATCAGCAGGTGATGCTGTATGGTCAGGTGGAACAGCATATCCGTGGAGTAGTTTTACCACAGCACAGACCCTGTATCTAAAAAGTTCTACCAACAATGCCACTGACAGAAGTATGCCATTTCTTATTGACGGATTGGATTCTAGCTATAATAATCAAACCGAAGTGGTGACACTAAATGCTTCGGACTCAAGAACAGCAGTCGCATCAACCAAACAATTCTTACGTATTCACAGCATTATGTGTAATGGCACAGACACCAACGTGGGTGACATTCTTACAACTGTTACTTCAGGAACTGGCACATTGGTTTCTAAAATATCAGCAGGTAGAGGCAGTGCTCAAGCAGGTGTGTATACCATACCCGCAGGTTATACTGGATACTTGTTCAAAGGTGATGCCAGCTCAACAGCGGCTACTGTGGTAAACTTTATGGCTCGCTACTTTGGTAAGGCATTTATGGTTGTTCACGTGGCCATTGTGGACAACAGCACTTATATCTACGACTTTCCATTCCCAATGCCATTGCCGGAAAAGACTGACATGTATACTGTAATAGAAGCAGGGTCGGGTAAAACGGCTGTGAACTATGAGATATTGTTAGTAGCTAACCCTTAATCAATATATGACCTATAGAAAATATATCAACATTGTAGAAGCAGCCAACAAAGGCTGTCCCATTGCCACACACGATCTAGAAGTAAATGTCAAGAACCGTCAGACTGCTATAGACAAGCATCACTACGGTCCTGCCAATCCCGACGAGCCTGGAAGCTATTGGAAGGATGCTGCCAAGCAATGGAACATTGACGAAAAGACAGCTAAGACAATGCAGTGCGCTAACTGTGCGGCTTTCAACATCACCGATGCAATGTACAAGTGCATACACGACGGTATGGGCAAAGAGGCTTATGATGCTGAAAAGACTCGTGAAGCAGCTGATCTAGGCTACTGTAATCTACTACACTTCAAATGCGCAGGAACTCGTAGCTGTGAACTATGGATCACCGGCGGGCCGATAGTAAAATAAGGAGCGAACCTTGGAAGACAACGACACAAGCTATCAAAGATTAAAACCTAAATGTGTATGCTGGTGCACCGGACACTGCGGATCAAGTTGTATGACAGATGATTGCGATTGTAATGAATGCCAGTGTAGTGATTGTTTAGACAAAAATGACAACCGTGGTTATAACTGATAGTCAGTTTGACGCTAACGGCTACTGGACAAATCCTGTAGAAAAGATAATCTATCTTCCTACTCCTGAAGATGTTGCTCTATTTGATCAGAATGGTTATGACCTTACTGATCTAGAAAAGCACTATGCCTACAGCAATTGGAACAAGCCCAAGAAACATCGCGAACATCGAGTAGCACTGAAGCAGCCCTGGTTTACGCAAGAACACACAGTAGAAGGCGCACATCTCAATCACAGCCTGCTATTTGAACGCAAGGGCTACGCAGGTGCTGCCCTAGAAGAATTGCAACACTGGGCACGAGCACTGCCCCTAATCAATAAAGTAATTGCCATCCGCCCTAAGTGGGGACTAGACTTCTCTATGGACTATGTTGACCGTGCGGGCAATGCATTTGAAGTACTGCATTGGGAATGGGACAGCTTTGACTATGAAGAGATACAGGCAGTTAAGTTAGAGATAGAGCCGGTACTAAAAGCCATTGATTGGCAAGACGCTGCACAGAATATCCTAGCTAATAAAGATTCGTGGCATCACTTAGACTTCTTTGCTCAGAGTGCGTGGAAGTGCAGTTACTTTGGCATCCCCGAAGAGCGATTCAAAATGGTTGCTTGGGCATAAATACTAGCACTTATTGGAGTTGATATGAAAAAGTTTTTATTATTGTTGTTGGCAGTACCTGCACTAGCATTTGCACAAGGCAAGATGCCTGCAAAGTCAGCAACATACGATGCACAAGTTATTAGAGTGAGTGATGGCGATACTATTGTAATCGCCGCTCCCTTTCTACCACAGCCTCTCAAGCCCGAACTTGCTGTTAGGATCTACGGAGTTGACACACCAGAAAAAGGACACAGAGCTCAATGTCCACAAGAAGACCAGCGAGCGCAATTGGCGAGTAAATTTACAACTCAAGCCTTACAATCCCACCCAAAGCATCAAGTTATTATCTACGGATGGGATAAGTTTGGTGGCCGTATATTGGGAGACATCTTGGTAAACGGACAAAGCATTCGTCAGGGACTTATCAGTAATGGTCATGCCCGTGAGTATTACGGTGACGCTAAACAAAGCTGGTGCAATTAATTTAAGAACAGAACACACCTTAGGACCCGTTATTCGTAACGGTTTGTGTGTGGGTTGGCCACTAGCCCAAATGATATCGGAGTCGTGCCCGGAATGTATCGTTTAAATAGTGGCTTTTTTATTCTGCTAGAATTATTTCGTAGAGTTTACGCCAATTCTTGACCACAGGGTAATTGCAAAGATGATGCATATTGTGTCCGTGTTCGATTAAGATAGAACGCAGTCCTAACTGGTAGCCAACATCAGCATTAGCCGGCTTGTCTTCAATCCACCATAGTCCACTATCTCGATAAGGTGCAAGTGCGTCGTCTTTGTCTGCACCTGTATCTAAACAAATCACTGATTCAATTGCATTGCCAAACAACTTGCGCAGATTCATTTCACGCAGTCGGCCTGCGTTCTTGTCTAGACTTAGACTGGTGATCACCCGGAATTCATAGCCGTGTTCTTCGTGCAGTCTTTTAACATAGTGAGCACTATCACGTAGCGCAGGAAGAAATCCAATAGCCGCTGATTCGTTGAATGTCTTAATGACTTTTTTTGAGTCTTTTTCTTCTAGCTCATTGTAGTGATCATGCAGATAATAGCTTTTCTTATTATCGGCGGTTAGCGTATAACCACGTTCTTGCATCCAAACTGAGAATGCCCATTCCCAATCTAGTAGAACACCGTCTGCGTCTGTGAGTATAAGTTTGTTTTTCATACCATATTATAACATACTTTAACCTCTGTGTCAACGGGCTAAGTAAAAGATGACTATAATAATCGCAACTTTGGTAATGGTTCAAATTACCATTGCCTGTGTTACTCTATTCCTACATAGAAGCCAGGCACATAGAGCAGTAACATTTCATCCAGTAGTAGAACATTTTATGCGTGGTTGGCTTTGGCTAACAACAGGCATGGTTACTCGTCAATGGGTAGCCATACATCGCCGACATCATCAACGTTCGGACCAAGAAGGGGATCCACACAGCCCACAGATTTACGGAATTTGGCGTGTGCTATTCAAAGGCTGGATTTTATATCACGATGCCAGCAAAGACACCGCAATGGTCGAGAAGTTGGGCATAGGTACACCCAACGACTGGATTGAGCGTAAACTTTATACTCCACACAGCCGCTTAGGGATTCTAATCATGTTGGTCATAGACCTTGTTGTTTTTGGCCCTATCGGACTAGTAGTGTGGGGTATTCAAATGATATGGATACCACTGTGGGCCGCAGGAGTAGTTAATGGCGTAGCACATTGGGTTGGCTATCGCAACACTGATACCAAAGACACCAGCCGTAATCTAGTGCCTTGGGGCATATGGATTGGCGGTGAAGAACTACACAACAATCATCACGCAGATGGAGCCAGTGCTAAATTCAAACACCGTTGGTGGGAAATTGACATAGGGTGGACCTACATACAAATTCTACAGTTCTTAAGACTGGCCAAACTACGCACATAAGAAAAAGCACCCGAAGGTGCTTTTCTTTTACTATTTTTATTTTAATACCGCTATGCGGCCAATAGCTTATTTTTTGGTAGCGCCAGCATTTACAAATGCGTACATTTTCTCTGCTGTTTCTAGGACTTTTTCCAATCCTGGGAAAGTTGGCATGTCTACTTTGGTAACAATTTGACCAGTCTTCTCATCGCGAGTAGCAGTCATTTCCCAACCTTGAAATTTGGCTTGAAAGTCATCTTGTACTAGGCTCTTGGCCATACCCAAGATATCTGTACGGATTTCGTAACCGTTCTTGTTGAATTTAACTTCTGGTAATTTTGGTGCTGTAAAAATTTCTGACATATTAATCTCCTGTGTGTAATGTCTGTTTGCATAGATACTTCTTTTTCTCTATGTACTATTATATATGCCTTGTGATAAAAAAACAACTTATTTCTTGAACTTGTTTACTCGTTCTTTAATAAGTTTAACCACTACGTCACTGAGCACAACCTCATAGTGGTTATAATCTACTTCTACTAGTTCCATATCCTCATGATGCTTCTGACTGGCAATGGTTACAACACCATCATTGGGTTCATGCATAAAAGCACTTTGCCCTTTTACAGTAACAATGTTAGTCCACGGGTGCTGTATCTTAATGTTTCTAGCTTGCTTCATTACCCACGAACTGGGTCCAATGTCACGCATAAGTCTGCTGAACGGTAGGAAGTATTGGGCATAGTCTGCTACTTCTGCACCACCATAGGGTGTGCTTAGGGTAACAGCACCCTTAACAGCACCGGGCATCGAGTTGGCCAAATGCAAACTGTAGATACCTCCTAGACTATGTGCAACAAACACTATGTTATTGCAATCTTTTAAGGTAGACTGCATATCATTGAGGTTGTTTTCAAAGCCATTTCGGCTATCATAGTTAATGTCTAACCCTTTGCCTAATTTACTTCTGATATAATTAAAACTTTCGCTGGTGGCATTGGCACCGTGTATATAAACTAAGTTCATAGTGTATATATCTCTTGCGCTGCAACACGTTACTTGGTCATTAAGGCTTTGGCTTCTGCATACATTCCTGCTCTAGCCAGTGCTGAAGCAGCACGGGCTTGTCCCATACTGGTGCTAATAATGTATAATAGATTTAATAGTTTTTTCATAGATAGCTTTCCTTTTGAGAATTGAATTGTCGGATGTAGTTTTCCAACTGTGCGGCATCGGTAATGCCTTTGGTGCTTAGATATGCGTCTAAGCGGCTTTGATAGCTAGATCCAGGGAACATTTCGGATAGACGTTCCATAATAGCTAACATTCGATCTGATAAAAATTTCATTGTGTTTCCTGTGTGTTAGTGTAGACTCAGTGTTTCTACTGAGTTATTTATCCGGCTCTTGTGCGATCGCACATTTTTCAGTACAATGTTATTATTGTTTAAAATGAGTTAAATACACAATAGGAATATTTCAATGAAGTTACAAACTAGATCGATTTTGCAAGAACTAAATTCTATTGCCGATGTGCGCAGCACCGATTCGTTGATAGAAAGTCGTGCTACCAACATCATTAATTCTGCTATCAATCTCTTGGAAAGTATTCATAAAAATTATGATTCTGCTTCAGCAGACGAACTTGAACGCAGGTTTATTAATGCAATCAAGGGCCAAGACCCTGCAAAATTTACACGTGGTGTTCGCAGAATAGCAGAAGCACGTAAACTCAAGAAAAAATTGGACGAAAGCAATGATCAGTAAACTGTCAGAAGGCGGCAATGTATTCAAAGGCCCGGAAAAACAACCACTAACACAGCGTATCGCCACAGGAGATGTAGAGGAAACCATTCTTTACATTGAAAAGATCACAGGCCTAGATTTTACCAAAGAAAAACATCTTGATGACAAGAAGCCTGTAAAATGGCTTGGCACAACAGGCCGTAAAGAAGATCCAGATGGCACCTTTGAAAAGAACAGCAGTGGCGATCTAGACCTATCAGTAGACGCTAACGAAGTAGATAAAAAATCATTCGCTGAAAAACTGATTGCACAATTTGGCAAAGAAAATATCAAACTCAGCGGAGACAATGTACACTGGAAGGTGCCTATCAAGGGCAGTCCAGACAATGGATTTGTGCAAGCAGATTTTATGTTTTCCGCTAATCCTAAATTTCAACAAGGCAGCATGATTGGTGGGCAAGGTGAATATAGGGGTGAGCATCGCCATATTGTACTAAGCTCAATTGCTCGTGCCCGCGGTATCAAGTACAGTCCCAAGCACGGAATACTGAATGCTACCACAGACGAACTATTGCCCAATGGTAACGATTGGAATCAAATTGCCAAAGTTTTGCTGGGACAAAGTGCCACAGTCAAAGATATTAAATCAGTTGACGCAATTCTCAACTATATCAAGAAACTGCCTAACTATGAAGAACTAGTTGCAGGTGCAAGAGAAACACTGGGCAAGCAGGGTATTAGTCTGCCGGAAAATGTTATTTCGTTTGAAAGTGCTCAAACAGGAACACCCTCTTGGTTCCGCAAAATGATGGAACGAGTTAAATGAGAGCATTTGAATTTTTACGTGAAGCAGAAGCAGCACCTCCTCCTAAGAAAGTAGGGCGTGAGTTCAATCATCTAGAAGATCTTGTGTTCACAGAAGCCAATGGTGCTAACAAGGCCATCAAGATACTTAAAGATCTAGCCAGTCCTGAAACTAGTATCACAATCAAGTGGGACGGCAATCCCACTGTGTATTGGGGACGTGAAGATGATGGCTCCTTCCGACTAGTGGGTAAAAACAATTGGGGTCGTGAAGAAGGCAAAAGTTCCAGTCCAGAAGAACTCCAACAGTTTATCATGAGTCGTGGCAAGGGCGAAGATTGGCGTGAAAAGTTCGCCGGAGATATGGCAGCACTATGGCCCATATTTGAACGTGCAACTCCTGCAGAATTCCGTGGTTATGTCTACGGAGATATCCTATTCCACCCAGGCAAACCATATACCGGCGCTGACGGCAAAATTACATTTACTCCTAATCAAACCACTTACTCTGTTGCTGGTACTAGTGAAATTGGTCGAGCCCTGGCCAAGGCCAAGATAGCAGTGGCAGCTCACAAGGTGTTTGGTTACTTTGGAGACAAGACAGGTGAGGACTTTGATAATCCTGATCAGTTCAGTGGCAATCCAGAATTAAAAGTATTTGGCTTGACCAGTGTTAGCTATAGACCAGCAGTGGGTGCAGACAATCTTGCTGCTATTGAAGCACTTGCTAAAAATCAACAGGCCATTGATAAATTGTTAGCACCTGTTGCTGGTATGGGCTATCTACAGAGTGAAATCTACACCTTTGTTAATAATCAATCCAAAACAAAACAACTGGATAATATCAACACAGAAGCTTTCATGGCCTTTGTGCAAAAGACTCCTGCCAAAGCTGCCAAGATTGCAGCACACAGTGAACAGCACCCAGGAGTCATGGATGTGATGTTTGAACTGGTGCGTGAGATCATGGCGGCCAAAGACGAAGTAATTCGTGAGCTGGATGCATCAGGCGGCGACATAGAGCAAACTACAGGGGGTAAACCAGGCGGAGAAGGCTATGTTGCAGGTGGTTCAAAATTAGTGCCACGTGATCGCTGGACTCCATTTAGAACCGACTAAAATCAGCCGTTTTGGCGTGATTTCTTCAATCCAATATAAATACTTGCATAGGAATCGAGGTGATTCTTATACAATGCCAGTCCCGGAGCGGGACTATTGATTTAAGGAGAACATATCATGGCAACATTCACAAGAACAAATCCAACAGCAGTAGCTCGCGGTACAATTCAATACACATCCGAATTAACATTCTACAAAGT